ATGGCCTCGACCTCTTTGGTGGGCAAAACCACCTCCATCGCTCCATCCCAGCTGAATCTGTTCCATTTGAACCCGCGCAAGGGTGACGTCAGCGCTATCGCGTCGTCGCTCCGGCGGCATACCCAGTACAAGCCGATCACCGCCAACGTCGGCACCCACACAGGACGACCCAACGAGGTACTGGCCGGTAACCACACGCTGCTCGCATTCCGCGACCTCGCCGAGACAGAGCCGGGCGAGAAGGCTTGGCAGAAGATTCTCGTCCACTGGGTCGACGTGGACGATGACCTTGCTAAGCGCATCGTCGTCGCCGACAACCAGACCTCCCAGCTGGGCGGGTTCGACATCGGCGAACTGGTGGGCCTGATCGAGGGGTTCGGCGAGGACATCGCGGGTCTGGGCTTCACCGAGGCCGACATCTCCGACCTCAACGCGCTGTACGAGGAGGAGAATCCGATCACCGTGGTCGACCCGTTCGGGTCCGGCGGCGACGATGAGCCGGAGCGTAAGCCGTTCCTCGACCCCGAGACGGGCCTGATGAACGTCAAGGACATCGCGACCAACTCGACCGAGTACGCCGACCAGACCAGCCGCATGGTCATCATGAGCCTCGCCGTCCCGCACTTCGTCTGGGCGCAGGAGCAGATGACCCGGCTGCGCTCGGAACGCGGTGTCGAGACGAATAGCGAACTACTGCTGGACCTCCTCGCCGAGGCGACCGGCGAGACCCCGCCTCACGTCGAGGCCTCGGAAGAGGAGGGCGGCGCAGTGGAGACCGACGATGACGGGTTTGAGGCGCTGCCCGAGGACGACGGCGAGTGATCACGCTCGACCTGCCCCGGCGCTGCTCCGCTGACGAGGCAACCACCGTCGTCGGCGATACCGTGCCCGCTCGCGAGCCGACGCCGATCAAGCCGGGCACCGTCATCCGCGACGCGCACACGGGCGAGATCGTCATGGGGTACCTCAAGCTCACCGACGCCGGTCCGCTCCGCCGGGCGGCGCTGAGCCTCGACTGCGGATCAGGGACGCAGCGCACCAACAACTACCGCTCCAAGTCCAAGACGTTCGGGTTCGCGCCCCGGCGACCGGTGACCCGGCGCGAGGCGTGCACGATGACGACGACCGGGCGCGACAATCCCGAGATCGAGCGGGTGTTGGAGACGTACGCGGATCAGTTTGCCAGCGGTCTCGGCGCCATTGACCCTGACCTGGTGAAACGAGGCCATGACGAGTTAGCTGAGGTCTCGGTCGACTGGCGGATCGGCGAGTCCAAGTTGTGGACCTCCGGCGTCGTCAACGACACCGCGCAGCTGCCCTACCACCGTGACGGGTTCAACTTCCCCGTCTGGTCGGCGATGCCCGTTCTCCGGCGCGGCACCCGAGGCGGGCACCTGCACCTGCCGGAGTACGACCTGGTGGTGCCGTGCGACGACTCGACCGTGGTGTATTTCGAGGGGTACCGGTACGTCCACGGCGTCACCCCGATCACCCGCGTCAAGCGCGGCGAGGGGTACCGCATCTCGATCGTCTACTACGCGCTGCGCGGGATGAAGAACTGCTTCGACGCGGCGACCGAGGCGGCGTACGGGCGGGCGCGCCGGACCGAGCGCGAAGCAGAGATGGCCCGGCGCATCGCCGCCGGAGATCGCGGCATCCCCGGCAGGGCGACTATCCCGACGACGACGGGCGAGTGATGTACGCTCGGGGCCATGCAGATCGCCATCCCGAGCTACCACCGGCCTGCTCGCATCGCTGAGACGACGCTGCCGCTGCTCCGGCGCGGCGGCGTCGACATGTCGACCGTGACGGTGTTCCTGACCGACGAGACCGAGCTTGAGGCCTACCGACCCACAATCGAGCAGTTTGGCATCAACGTCGAGGTCGGCCACGCGGTCGGCATGGCTGCCGCTGCCAACCACATCGCCCGCGCGTACCCCGTCGGGACGCAGCTGGTGCGGATTGACGATGACGTCTCGTCCATCGTCCGGCGCGTAGACGACAAAACCCTGGCCGAGGTCGAGGACATCACCGCGCTGTTCGAGCGCGGCTTCCGCGAGGCGGCGGGCACGCTGTGGTGTGTGTATCCGGCGGCGAACCCGTTCTACATGGCCGACCGCGTGCGGCGCTCAGGTCTCTGGTACGCCGAGGGGTGCCTGTTTGGCTACGAGGTAACCGGGCAGGGGCATGAGCTGGTCAGCGTCGACCACGGTGAGGACTACGAGCGGTCCATCAAGTTCTTCGAGGCCAGAGGTGCGATCACCCGGCTCGACGGTTATTCGTTCAAGAGCAAGTTCTGGAAAGAACCGGGCGGGATGCAGGAGACCCGCACGCCCGAGAACATCATGGCCGGTCTCACCTCGATCACCCGGCGCTACCCCGATCTGGCTCGCCTGTACTACAACGCGGCTGGCCGACCCAACTTGAGGCTCAAGGTGATTCGATGACAACGCTCGTTGTCGCTCCGCACTTTGACGACGCGGAGATCGGCGCGTCGATGTACCTCCGGCCCGGCGCGGCGGTGCTCGTCATCGCCGGTCAGGATTCCGCCCGCCTGGTCGAGCAGCAGGCTGCCCTCGCCGCGCTCGGCGTCGACAACCTGACCGTGCATCGCGAGTGGGCCGACGGCGAGGTGCCGCACAGCGTCGCCGTCGTCTCCGCAATCGAGGCGACCATGCGCAAGGTCTCGGCGCACACGGTCGTCTCCCCGCCCGTCCTCGACTCCCACCAGGACCACGCCGCCGTCGCGAGATCGTGCCTGAGTGCGGTGCGGCGGTCCCCGGTGACGCTGATCGAGTACGAGACCCCCAGCGTGTTCCCCGAGTGGGTGCCCAACCGGTTCTGGGAGATGGATTGGGCCGACCTCAACGACCAGTTCGCCGCGATCAAGCACTACGGCTCCCAGGCCCATCGCGCCTACATGACGATGGGCTGGCTGGAAACGCGCGCAGCGTTCCGTGGGCAGCAGGTCGGGGTCGACTATGCCCAGGCGTACCGCGTCGTTCGAGAGACCAGGAGAGTGTTGGAATGAGCCCGCGTCTGATCTTCATCGTCGGCGGTCCCGGCTCCGGCAAGTCGCAGCTCATGGCCGACCTCACCGCGCCGTACCAGCGCATCCCCGTCAACCAGAAGCATCCCGAGTGGGTGCTGCACGACATGCTCCGCGACCCGGCGACCGGTGCGGTGATCGGGGCGGAGCTGGGGCAGCGTCGAGGCCTGTTCGCCGGTACGGACACGCTCGCCTCCGCCATCATCGACAAGGCCGTGCCGTGGATCGAGGTGCACCCGTACGACCTGATTCTGGCCGAGGGCGCGCGACTCGCGACCCCTCGGTTCCTGCAGTCGGCGCTCGATGCTGGCTATGACGTCACGGTTGCCCTCCTCGACCACGATCAGGCGGAGCCGTGGCGGGAGGAGCGAGCGCGCAAACTCAAGCGCGTGCAGAATGAGGCGTACGTCGAGGCTCGCCGGTCGTCGGCGCGGAGCTTCGCCGACACCGCGATCAAGCTCAAAGGGCGGTACCCGGTCCGCGTCTGGATCGGTCACCCCGATGACATGCGCCAAGGACTACAGGAGATCATCGCTGATGGCTGAGAAACCGATCAAGGTTCGGATGCCGGACGACGACGGGACACCCACACCCGACGTCTGGACCGGCGAGGGTCTGTTCGACACGGCCAAGGCCGCTGAGCTTTACGAGACGATCAAGTCATGGCCCGACGAGCAGATGCGGGCCATGCTCGCCTCGCTGCGGTCGGCGGAGACCCGAGCCGCGATCAAAGTCAAGTACCGCAACGCGGCGGAGATCGCCCGAGCCGTCACCCCCGGCTACAAGATCACCCCCGCGCTGAACCTCATCGCCACCCGCATCGAGACCTGCCTCAAGCGCCCGTCTCGCCACCTGCTGATCAACATGCCTCCGCAGGAGGGCAAGTCATCGCTCGCCGCCGTCTGGACCGGCATCCGAGCGCTGCAGCTCAACCCCAACCGGCGCATCATTCTCGCCACCTACGCCCAATCCCTCGCCGAGGACCACAGTCGTGCGATCCGCACGATGATCGAGCGGCACGGCACCGACGTCATCGACCCGGTGACGGGGTTGACGGTTCCCGACCGGCTAGGCCTCAAGCTCAGCCCGTCGGCCCGCAAGGTCACCAGCTGGAAAGTTGAGGGCGGCAACGGCGGCTTCACCGCCGTCGGTGTCGGCGGCTCGATTACGGGCCGGTCCGCTGACCTGTTCATCATTGACGACCCGTTCAAGAACATGATGGAGGCCGACAGCGCCGCGCACCGGGCCAAGATCCACGACTGGTTCTCCAACGTCGTGATGACCCGTTTGTCGCCGGAGGCCTCGATCATCCTGATTCAGACGCGGTGGCATCCCGAGGACTTGGCGGGCAAGGTGCTTGCGGGCGAGGCGGAGCTACCCCGAGAGCACCGCACCTGGCATCACATCAACATCCCCGCCATCGCCGAGGCCGGAATCAGCGACTCCCTCAACCGCGAAGCCGGTACCCCGATGGAGTCGGCCCGCGACGGCGTGACCATCGACGGCGAGGAGGTCAAGCGCAACTTCCCCAAGACGCGGCGCGACGTCGGCGAGCGCACCTGGTACGCGCTCTATCAGGGCAACCCGACCAACCCGGCGGGCGGTCTGTTCCTGCGGAAGTGGTTTGAGCCGCGCTTGGAGGACGCACCGAGCAACCCGGTCGCCGCCATCATCGGCATCGACCCCGCCGACTCTGGCGAGGGCGACGACACCGGCATCATCGGCGGCTACCTCACGACCGAGGGCAAGGTCATCCTCGCCGAGGACTGGTCAGGTCAGTTCACCCCCGACGAGTGGGCCAAACAGGCGGTCACGCTCGCGCTGACGATGGGCGCGCGGGAGATCGCGATGGAGGCCTACGCGGCGGCGAACTCGTACCGCGACGCGCTGCGCCGGGCGTACCGCGACATGCACCGCGCCGTGGTCGAGAAGCAGTACAGCGGCGCGATGCTCACCCCGCTGGAACAGCGGCTCTTGCCCGACATCCCGCCCTTCACGATCTACAAGTGGCGCGCCGGGGGCAAGGTCGATGCGGTGGGCCGGAGCGCGCTGCTGCGGCAGGCGTTGGAGACCCGATCGTGCCAGGTGGTCGAGTACAACATGGCCGTGTTCGAGGAGCAGGCGTGCGACTGGCAGGCCGGGCAGCACCAGCCGGACAGGGTGTCTGCCTCGATCATTTGCCACGATCGGCTCGCCGCCCTCGGCAATGGCGGCATGGGGTTGTCCGGCCCGCCGGGCGGCGACCCCGGCCCGAAAACACCTCCGCCTCCGCCCGCGTGGCTGCGCCGGAGCATCCCCGGCTAGAGCAGCGCTTCGTAGCAGATCAGGATCATGCCGGGGCTGAGGTAGTCGGTGAACCACGCCTGGTCCGCAGCGCGGGCGGCGTCGAGGCCTCCGACGAACGCGACTCGCAGATCAGGGATGACGTCACCGGCACCCTTGGACTCCGCGAAGTCGCACACGAAATTCCAGATCGCCTCACCCCACCACTCGGGGTTGGCCTTCACGTCGTAGAGCAGCACGGGTATCTCGACACGGAACCGGCGGGCGCGTTGAATCGCGATGCGGACCCCGCGACGGCGATTCAGCGGAACGACGTCGCCCATCAGTCCCCCAGCCCGGCGATGACATCGAGGCGGTACTGAGTCACCGGCAAGATCGGCAGGCCGTGCAGCTGGCAGAGGACGGCGGCGACGGCGAGCGCGTCGGCCTCGTTGTTGTCGGACACGTCGGCTTCGGGAAACTGCTTGATCACCGCAGCTAGCACCTGGTCCTTGCTCGCGTTGCCCTTGCCGGTGGCGAACTTGGCGCGGGCCGACGTCGCGACCACCTGCAGCGGTACGTCGTGCTTCTCGCACAGCTCGATCACCCGACCGAATATCCACGGCAGCACCCATGCGCCCTCGCCGCGAGCGCCGAACGCCAAGCTCTCCATCCCCACGGCGTCCGGCTTCTCGTCGCCCTCGAAACACCACTCGATCTGCTCGATGAGCGCGTTGACGCGGCGGGCCATCGCGCGCTTGCTCTTGTCCTTGGTCGGTTTGGGAGCGCCGACCTTGCCGACGGCGGCGACGTACGCGGCCAGCGGACTGTCGTCCTCCTCGACCGCGATCACGTCGATTCGAGCTAGGCCGGTCGCCGTGAGCGACGTGTCGATGCCGAGGATTCGCATGGCGCGAGCTTACCCGCCGTCGTCGGGATAGTCGAGGTACACTGCCGACATGACCCTCATCGTTCTCGGCGTCTACGTGCTCGTCGTCGCCCGCCTGACCCGGCTCATCAACTCGGACACGATCTTGGACCGGCCTCGCCTCGCGATCATCACCCGAGCGCGGGCGAGTCGGATGGATGCGAACGAGGCTCGCGCGCTCGGCCAGGATGTCCGCGCGACCCTGTTGGAGCGCCGGGCGCGGCGTTGGGCGGCGGCGATGTACTGGGTGCAGTGCCCCTGGTGCGTCGGCATGTGGATCGCGCTGGCCTCGGCGATTGCTCCCGTCTTGATCCTCGGCTGGCACTGGGCGGCGTTCCTGCCGGTCGCCCTCGCCACCTCGCATCTGGTCGGTGTCTGTGCTCGGTTCGCGGACACCGAGGAGATCGCGGTGGTCGAGGATGATGACCAGTAGCACGCTCGCCGGATAACCTGACCCGTATGGCCGCATCGACCCTGCGCATCGTGCGCCGCCCCAAGGGCGCTCCGGCGCTCCGGTCTCTGACGGCGGCGTCGCAGCCGATTGACGACCCGCAGAAGATCAAGGGCAACATCAACGGTTTGCTCCGCACGACGTGGCAAGCCGAGGCCTGGGACATGCTCGACCTGGTGGGTGAGCTGCGGTATTACGTCGGCTGGCGCGCGTCGAGTTGCAGCCGTGTCCGGCTGGTCGTCTCCGAGCTTGACGACGACGGTGCTCCGACCGGCGGCGTCGCCGACGACAACCCCGACCGGCAGAAGCTCATCGAGATCGCCCGCGCCATCGCGGGCGGTCGACTGGGCCAATCACAGCTGGTGAAGCGTCTGGTCGAGTGCTTGACGGTGCCGGGTGAGTCCTACATCGCCATCCTCCTCCGCGACGACGGCGAGCACTGGCTGGCCCTGACCCGCGAGGAGTGGAAGTCCAAGCCGGGCGGCGGCACCGACATCGAGATGCCCGACGGGACGATGCACGAATACGTCAAGGGTGTCGACCGGCTGTTCCGCGTGTGGAACCCCCGGCCTCGCCGGGCCAAGGAGGCGGATTCGCCGGTACGGGCCTGCCTCGATCCACTCCGCGAGATCGTCCGCACGACTAAGAAGATCAAGAACGCGAGCAAATCCCGCCTCATCGGCAACGGCGTCGTGTTCCTGCCGCAGGAGATGTCGCTGCCCGCTGCGCAGGCTCCGCTCGCCGCCGGGAAGCCGGGCGACCCGACGCCGGTGTTCTCCGGTGCCGCCGGAGCCGAGCAGCTGAGCGACCTGCTCTACAACGTCGCCAAGGTCGCCGTCGATGACGAGGACTCGCAGGCAGCGTTCATCCCGATCTTCGCGACCGTCCCCGGCGAACACCTGCAGAAGGTGAACCACCTCAAGTTCGGGAACGAGATCACCGAGGTCGAGATCAAGACGCGCAACGACGCCATCGCGCGGCTCGCGATGGGCCTCGACGTGTCGCCGGAGCGGCTGCTGGGCCTCGGCTCCAACTCGAACCACTGGTCGGCGTGGCAGATCGGCGACGAAGATGTCCAGCTGCACATCAACCCCGTCATGGAGACCATCTGCCAGTTCATCAACGATCAGGTGCTCAGGCGCGTGTTCGAGGACATGGGTCTGGACCCGAGCAAGTACGTGCTCTGGTATGACGCGTCGCAACTCACGATCGACCCTGACAAGTCGGATGAGGCGACCGAGGCACACGACCGGGGCGCGATCACGTCGGAGGCCTACCGCAAGTACCTCGGCCTCGGCGATGAGTCGGGCTACGACCTTGAGAGCATCGACGGCTGGAAGCTGCTCGCGCAGGACATCGTTGCCAAGAACCCCGAGATGATCACGACGTGGGCACCGTTAATCGACGCGCTGGAAGGCGTCGAGTTCCCGCAGCCCGTCACCGCGCTGCCTCCCGGCAACGAGGAGAACCCCGAGGGCGAACCCGAGGGTCAGAGCGCCGGGGGCGAGGAACCCGACACCGAGGAGAGCAGCGAGCAGGCCGCAATCACCGCCCGCGTGCACTCGTCGGCGGAGTGGGTGTTGGCGGAGCGGCTGCTGGTGGCCCGTGCGCTCGAACTCGCCGGGAAGCGCCGCGTCAAGACGTACGACCACGACCAGAGGGCGCGGCTGTCGAGCTACCCGGCGCACCGCTGGCATCGGATGCTGCCGCCGGTCGAGGAGCAGGACATCCCCCGCCTGATCAACGGCTGGGACTCCGCGTTGGAAGATCACGCGATCTCGCTGCTCGGGGTCGATACCGAACAGCTCCGCGCTCACGTTCGGGCGGAGATTTACCGGGAGCTGACCCGTCCCGTAGTCGACGCCGAGGTGGTGTGATGTTTCCCGAGCCGGGCGAAGCCATCAACCGGACCATCGAGGCGGAGACGGCGCTGACCGATCTCTACGCCGAGGCCTTGAATCAGTGGGTTGCTGAGACGTCTGGATATGTGCTTCCAGAGATCATCAATCTGACTGCCGCGACCCTGCCCCCAGACCCGAATGCCGTAGTAGAAACGTCAGGGCGATGGGATCAGCTTGCGGAGACGCTGATCCTATCGGGTCTCGTAGGGATATTTGCTCTATCAATTTATGAGGCCGCATCCGCCCTGGATATAGAACTGCCCTCGGCGAGTCTCGGCGCGTCGCGAGCGCGTGAATTGCCCGACCTCGTTGTGCAATCTCTCGTTCGGACGACCGAGGCGACCGTAGAGGAGATCGAGCGCGCGTGGGAGATCGTGCAGGGCGACCCCTACCTCAAGCAGGCCTGTGACGACTTCATCGAGACGCAGCGCGAGACCGTCGCCGCGACGCCGGGCATCATGAGCGCCAAGGTGTCGGCGGCGATGGACGAGTCAATCCGTACCGCTCCGGCTCCGACCGCAGATTCGTCGGAGCCGACCGTGACCGTCATGATCGAGCGGCAGCGCGAGGCCGTGGCGGAGGTGATGACGCCGGGCAGCCAGGCGGTGCGCGACGTCTCCCGCAATCAGGGATACCAGGCGGCGGGGGTCCAGAACGCGGCGGTCATCACGGCAGCCGCGCTGAGCGAGGATGCAGGCGAACTCGACAAGGTGTGGATCGCGACGATTGACGGTCGGACGCGCCCGACCCACTTCGCCGCCGACGGCCAGCGCGCACCCCTCGCCGGTAGTTTCACCGTAGGCGGAACGCACCTCGCGTACCCCGCCGACCCGACCGGCCCGGCTGCGGAGGTCAAGAATTGCCGCTGCAGGGTCGGCATCCTGGCCCAGGATGAACAGCTGCCCAGCGAGGTCGACCGGCACACTGAGCGGCTTTCGGGCCGGGATGCAACGGCGCGCAATCGTGTCGGCTCGCAAGCTGACGAGATCGAGCGCCGGGCGGAGCGCGGAACCGTGCGTGCCCGCGACGACGAAGATGGGATTGGCAGGACGGCTGCCGGACCCCCGACCGAGGAGCACGACATGACCGTTGGCAAGTCCAACAAGTTCCAGCATGACGGGTCCGCGACGACCACGACGCTGGCGACCGAGGGCGAGGAGAACGACGGCGAGGAGCAGAGCGAGACGTTCCGCACCTTCACCGACGCGGTGATTGCGCTGTTGGGCGTGTCGACCTCCGACGACCGGATGATCGCCACGGACGCTGAGTTGTCCTACCGGTCGTTCCCGCACCCGCTCATGTGGATGAAGCAGACCGGCTCCGGCTACGGCGGGCACACCGAGGCCTTCACCGTCGGCGCGATCGAGTCGGCCCGCGTCGAGGGCGACAAGGTGTACGGCTCCGGCTACCTGCTCAACACGCCCGAGGCCGATGAGGCGGCGGGCGAACTGGCGCACAAGGTCACCGCGCCGTCGGTCGACCTCGCTCAGACCGAGTGGAAGCTGACCAACGAGGACGGCGACGAGATCACCGAGGAGGAGTGGTGGGATTTGCCCATCGACGCCAAGGTGCTGCAGTGCATCACCGCAGCCGAGTTGATCGGCACGACGCTGGTGGCAAAGCCTGCCTTCGGCGACACCTCGATCACCCTCAACGCCGAGCGCGAAAGTCGCGACATCGCCGTGGTCGCGAGCGCGGCTGAGGAGTTCCGGCCTCGCGTGTACCCGGCGGAGATGTTCGCCGCGCCGGGCCTGACCGAGCCGACGTTGCCGACGATGGACCCCGAAACCGGGCGGTTCTTCGGCCACCTCGCGTGCTTTGGCGCGTGCCACCGCTCGATTCAGAGCAAGTGCGTCATGGCTCCCAAGTCGCCGACCGACTACGCGCACTTCCACACCTCGCCCGCCGTCCGGCTCGATGACGGTCGAGCGCTGCCGGTTGGGCGGCTGACCGTCGGGACCGGCCACGCGCCGGACCATGTGAACGGTCGCGTCGCCGCTGCTCACTACGACAACACCGGTGCCTGCTTCGCGCTGGTGCGGGTGTACGAGACCGAGGTCGGCATCGAGTTCTCCGGCGTCGCCCATCCGCAGGCGACCCCCGAGCAGATCGAGATGGGCATCACGGCTCCGCTGTCGGGCGACTGGCGCGACTTCGGTCAGGGTCTCGAACTCGTCGCCGCGCTCGCCGTGAACACGCCCGGCTTCGCTGCCCGTGGCCGGGAGGATTCGATGGGTCGCCCGGTGGCGCTGGTTGCGTCGCTCGGTCCCGCCCCGTCGACCTCGGCTCAGGGCCAGGCCGCGCTCACCGCCGAGAACATCGCCGAGATCGTGGAGGCGGCGTTCGACCGGGCGACGACCAAGGCCGCTCGCAAGGCGGAGGCGGAGGGTCTGCTGGCAGCGGCGGCGTCCAAGGTCGGTGCGCCTCCGCCGGAGCCTGAGCCGGTCGATGAGGTCGAGGCTCTGCTGGCGAGGGCACGCTGATGGGGTGCCGTTGCGGCGGGGGCGCGGGCTCCGGCCAAACTCAAGCCGACATCATCGGGTACCGCGCGTATCTGCCTGACGGGACCGTCTTGCCTCCGCTCGATGAGCCGCCGTTCTTCCAGTACCGCGAGGCCCACACCGAGGTGCTTTTGGCCGGGGGCGGTGTCACGCGGGTGATCCGGCGCGCGGAGCAGACCGACCAGCCTGCCGAGGCTCCGGCGTAGGCCTGCACGGTCAGCGTCTACGTTTCACAGCAGAGAGTTCCTGATCTGAGCTATGTGCCGGGGCGCGCTCGCCGAAACAACGATCGACACCGAACCGAGGAGTTCGCAGTGACTATCCAGAAGCCGATCCCGCGCCACCGCGTGTTCAGCGTCGTCAACGTCGGCCAGTTCGCGGCACGTGCCGGGTTCACCATGCCCGAGACTCTGCCCGAGACCGTGGCCGAACTTGAGCCGCTGCTCGCTGCGGCCCGCGCGGAGGTGAACGTCTATCAGGCGCAGCACGCCGCCGGTCGCGAACTGTCCGGTGAGGACATCGAGTCCATGCGCGGCTTGCTCGCCGAGGGCGGTTACCTCGACCAGTTGGAGGCCGCGTTTTCGACGGCTCAGGCTGCCGAGGCCGACCACTCCGCCGAGATCAGCGGCCTGCTGAGCCGTGCCGCCGGTCAGGCTCCGCCTGCGGAGGACGACTCCGCCACGCAGGATGACGCGGAGACCGACGAGACCGACGGCGACGGCGGAGAGGGCGCGGAGGCACCCGAGGGCGCGCAGGAGGAGCAGCGGGAACTTGTTACCGCTGGCGCTCCGCCCGCGACCACAGGTGGTCAGCGTCCGGTCGCCTTCACCAGCACCGGCACCGACAACCTGCCGGGCCATGAGGCCTCCGAGCGCACCCCCGGCTGGAACATGCACCCCGGTGCACCCGGCTACCGCGCCGGTATGGGCCAGGTCGGGTTCTCCGACATCGCCCGGTCTCTGGACTCGATCCGGCCCGGCTCGCGCGCCTCGATGCGCCCGAACCGGCCCAACAAGGTCCAGGACGGTCGCGAGTACGCCCGTCAGGTGGTCTCGACCCTCGACCGCAACGTTCAGGTGGTCGATGATCCGCACGCGCTGGTCGCCGCGATCAACGAGGCCACCAAGTCCGGCAATCTCGCTCGCCCGACGTTCGACAAAGAGACCGGAAGCCTGACGGCTGCCGGTGGCTGGTGCGCCCCGTCGGAGCAGTTGTACGACTTCTGCGACGTGCCGGACGCGACCGACCTGGTGTCGCTGCCGGAGATCACGATCAACCGTGGCGGCATCCGCTGGCCGGTCGAGCCTGATCTGACCGAAATCTTCGAGGAGTTCGAGTGGTTCTTCACTGAGGCCCAGCTCGAAGCCGAGGATGAGGACGGCAACCCGACCGCGATCAAGACGTGCGTCGAGGTGCCTTGCACCGACGAGTTCGAGGAGATCCGCCTCAACGCCGTCGGCTGGTGCGTCGAAGCGGGCATCCTGCAGGTTCAGGGATGGCCGGAGTTGGTCGAGTGGTTCATGCGCAACCTCACGCAGGAGCACCTGCGCGCGCTGAGCCGCCGGACCATCCTCGACATGGTGGCCGGGTCCGGCTCGGAGATCGTCATTCCGGCGACCTCCACGATGGGCGCGATGGCCTCCGTGCTGAACAGCCTCGCGCTGGTGGCGACCAACATCCGCCTCAAGCGGGGTCTGTCGCGTACTGCCGTGATCGAGGGCGTGGCCCCGTCGTGGTTCCATGAGGTCATCCGCGCCGACATCGCGATGCGGGCGGGCGGCGTCGAGGTGTTCACCGTGACCGACGCGCAGATCGACGCGGCGCTGCGAGCACGCAACCTGTCGCTGCAGTTCGTGGGCGACTGGCAGACCCGCGCTGCGGACCTGCCGGGCAACCTCGCGACGACCACCTGGCCGGACACCGTGAACGTCCTGCTGTACCCGGCGGGTACCTGGTTCCGCTCGATGAGCAACGTGATCGAGCTGGGCGTGATGTACCCGAAGGAGCAGCTGCAGGTGAACCGCTTCACGCGGATGTTCACCGAGGACGCCATCGCCGTCGGCAAGCGCTGCGGTGAGTCGGTGAACGTCAAGCTGACGCTCGACGTCTCCGGCGCGACCGGCGCTCTGCAGCGTCGGACCAACCTGGCAGCGTAAGGCCGCTCGGTAACAGCAGACTGAGGGCGAGTGTCGTGAGCAACCCGAGGCCGCTCACGGCGCTCGCCCTCGCTGTGCATCTAGACCTGGGAGGATGACACCATGACCGCACCCGTCTTGCTGCCTCTGCAGTTCGAGCCGCCGTTGCAGAACCCGTCACCGTACGGGTTGTTCGCGGCGACCGATTGGCAGGTGCCCGCCGAGGTCGGCGACTCGACCGAGGGCGACGCTGTACGGCACCTCAACGGCGTCGACTTCCGGCCCGTCGGCAACTATGGCGGCGAGGAGCAGTCCGGCCTCTGGCCGAACGATTCGTGCGTCACCGGCACCGTCCCGACCCCTGGCCTACGCAAAGAGGGTCTGCGGACCGAAGGCCTCGACACGTTTGATCCGACCGTGGTGTGGGCGTACGACGAGTGCGACCTGACCGAGCCGTCGCGGCGCGAGGTTCGCGTACGGGCGGCGCAGATCCTCCGCTTGGAGGAACAGGTCAAGGTCGAGCGCGAGTTGGCGGCGCGGATGCTGGTCGATGCCGGAGTCATCTCCCAGACCGCCACGACCCTCGCTCAAGCCGTCGGGTACTTGGAGGCGCAGATGGCGCTGACCAGCACCGTCGGGTACTTCCACATCGGCGCGCAGTGGGTCGCTCAGGACACTGACCTGTTCATCAAGGCGGGCACCGCGTACCGGTCGCCGCTCGGCCACCTGTGGGTGATCGGCGGAGGCTACGTTGACGGCCTTGAGGACACCATCGTGGCGACCTCGCCGACGTACGGGTGGAGGGATGACCCGACCGTGCGCGAGGCCATCGAGGAGCGTCACAACACGTTTGTGGCGGTCGCTGAGCGTACCGTCCTGGTCGGGTACGAACACCTGGTCGCCGCCGTCACCATCGACACCACGCCGTAGAGGAGAGACCCATGCCCACCGGAATCATCGCCACTGTGGACGACGGCTATGCGACCGTCGACTTCGTGAATCCCGCGCTGCGCGGTCCCGGCCTCAAGGCCGTGATCGACATCGCCGGTCCCCACGCCATCGAGACCATCACCCGCAAGGGTCCGCGCCGCCAGTACAAGATGCTGGTCGGCAACGCTCAGGCGGCAGGCCTCCTCGATGGAGATGAGCCGGGGCGGGTGCGCACCGCCGGTCCCGATCTCGGCGCGGCGGCGGCGCTGGTCGCCGCCGACCCGAACGTCAACGCCGGAGCCGATCACGCCGACTGGCACACGCCGTACGACGAGTACACCAGCGCCAACAAGTACGTCGGCACCACGACCGTCACCGCAGCGCGGGCGGCAGCCGCCCCGGCCTACACGGGCCGGGCCAACGCGATCGGCGGCACCAACGCGGGCGACACCCCGACCCACGCCGAGGTAATCGCTCACGTCAAGCGCGGTCACCCCGAGGGCGGGTTCGTCGGGTCGACGCCGGGCGGTGAGCCGGTCTACCCCGACCCTGACGTCAGCGAGCCGACCATGACGTGGACTCGCGCTCAGCTCGACGCGTACGCGGGAGACATGACCCCGCCGATCGACACCACCGGCCTCGCCAGCAAGCAGGCGGTGCTCGACGCGATCGCCGCCAACCCGCCCGCCGGAGAGCCGAGCCTGACCTGGCTGCGGATTCAGCTCGACGCGTACGCGGCGGCAATGGAGCCGTCCATCGACACGACCGGCCTGGCCGACAAGCAGGCCGTGCTCGACGCTATCGCCGCCAACCAGGAGTAGAGGGGTTTGTAATGACCAGTAATGACCCGGCACCGGCGGGAGGTCTCCGAGGCCGACTGCAGCTGCTCATCCCCGCGTCGTGGCGCGAAGGCTGGTATCGCATCGCCTCCGGCGGTGTGATGTTCCTGCTGGCGTTCGGCCTCCTCGACGCCAACGAGGCCGCGCTGTGGACGCAGTTCGGCGTCGGGCTGGTGACGTTGATCTTTGCCCTGATCTACGCCTACACCCCGGCCCGCGTGGCTCTGTATGCGTTCCTCGGCGTCGGTGGGTCGGTGCTGCTGTATTACGGCATCGTCACAGACGTCCGTTGGGCCTTGATCACTGCCGCCGTCGCTCAGGCTTTCGGTATCGCTACCGCAGCTGCCAAGACGGTCACGGTCGATGGTTCCAGCGGCCAAGTGGTTTCTCGCCGGGCGTAAGTCCGGTGACGAACCCGTGGGACGGGCCAAGGCACCGTTCGTGGGCATCGAACACGATGCTCACGTTCATCCTGCTCTTGGTCTGCATCGCGGCCACCGTGACGACAGACATCATCGGTGAGCCGCCCGCGTATCTTGTCGGCCTCCTCGGCACCGCTGCCGGGGCGTTCTTTACGGCCATCGGCTCCGATAAGCAGAAGCGCGACGCGGACGTTCGAGACACCGCTGTGGAGGCGAAGCAAACCGCCGAGCGGGCGGAGACCAAAGCCGACTCGCTGGGCGAGATCGCCGAGCGCGACCACCCCGGCGAACTGCCAACCCCGCCGTTCGAGGGCGGTGGTACCAGGTGACTTCCGTGCTTAGCCTCCTGTACTCGTTGCCGTTCATCGTCGGCTTGGCGGTGGGTATGGCGGGCATGAAGGTCTATCAACACATTCAGTGCCGTGTGGCCGATGCCCATCACCCGCTGCCCGGCGGGCGGCGTCGGCATCCCGCACCGATCAGTCGCGTGTGGCTGGGGGGATTCCTGACCCTCGCCGTGCTCGGCTACGTGTTGCTGCTGGTCAGCAACACCGAGGAGCGTTACAAGACTCTCAGCGAGGACGTCCGGCGCTGCCAGATCGAGTTCCAGCAGGCCTTGGTCGACCGGTCCAGGATCACCGGCGAGAACGACGCCATTTTCCGCCAGCGGGGCGACCTGATGCAGGAGTACGGGCGGGCGACGTCGCTGTGGCTGAGCCAGCTGGTCAATCTCCCGCCGGACATCGCCGAACTGCCGCAGAACGACCCTCGCGTCATCGCGTGGGGTCAGGCTGTGACGCAGGTTTACTCGCAGCACACCACCCGCATCAACGCCAAGCTCGACGCGACCTCCAAGCGACTAGAGGAACTGGAACAGGACCGTCACGACCATCCGCTGCCGCAGGCGACATGTGGAGTGAGGTGATCGCCGTCGTGGTGATCACGATGTCCCCGCCCCTCGCCGACGCTCCGACGATGCTGGTGTCCTCCGGCCCGTACCCGCTGGCCCCGTACGTCTCTTGCCGGGACGGCTACGTGGCCCCGAGCCTTGACCAGTGCCCGACGATTCAGAAGCACACGACCGGCCCGCCCATACCTCCGATCGGCGGAGGTCCACGCCGTCGAGGCGGGCTGCTCGGTCTCGGCGGCGTCGGCGGTCTCCTGTGATTGCACGCCGATCGAATACGGTGGTACCAGCCTCGGAGACCGACCCCGGCGCGTGCGCGCCACCGAACTAGAGGAGCAGGTCAGCATGACCACCTTCCCGCTCGTCAAGGGCACGCGCCTCCGCGCCACCAAGGTCGACAGCTGCGGTAAGCCCATCGCTGGACCCCGCAACCGGCTCGTGACCTCCGGCTTCGTGACGCTGGGCCTGACCGCTGTGATGCGCGAGGCTCAGGACTTGACGCAGGACAACGCCGAGGGCAAGGAATGCGTCTCTGACCGCACCGCGCCCGAGCGTCGCTGGTACACCCCGGCGCTGGAACTCTGCAACGTCAACCCCGGCCTGATCACGATGTTCACCGGCTGGGAGAACCTGCTGGACGCGGACGATGAGGTCATCGGCTTCCGCGACCAGAAGGAGATCGAGAGCGACTACGGCATCGCTCTTGAGGTCTGGACCTCGGGCAAGTCGGAGGACGACTGCGGCGACATCCCCACGACCGACGCGGCGCTGCTCGACACAAGCTCGGGCCGCAAGTACGGGTATTTCCTGTTCGCGGGCACCGAGTGGACGCTGGGTGACATCACGATCGGCGCGACCGTCGCGACCCTGACCCTGACGGGCCGGACCATCGCGATGCCCAACTGGGGCAAGGGTCCGTACAACGTGCAGGACGACGGCACCGGCACCGCCTCGCGCCTGCTGGTCCCGACGTCCAAGAAGGAACACCTCACCGTGTTCCGTACCCCGATCGCTCCGCCGGAGCCGACCGAGGGCAGTCAGCCGGTGCCGCTGGCTACGTCGTCGGTGTTCACCGATCCCGACTTCTACTACGGCGGTCCGGCCTCCGAGCCGCCCGCCGACGTCGCGCCCGATCAGCCTGCGGCGTAAGATCACCTGATCAGCGAAGCCGTGTCGCGACCCTCGCCCCGACAAGGGCGGGGGTCGCACTCGTTTGAGATAGCCTGGCCGGGTGACCTTTGAGTGGCCCGTAGAGCGCAGCCTGCTCCCTGCGCTGCCGGAGCTGACCGACCCGCCGAGCGCGGAATACGTGCAGGCGCTCGCGGAGCGCAACGCGGCGGAGGCTCTGGCGATTCAGGTGCTCTGGGCTCTGAGCGGTCGACAGTTCGGTCTGCGGACGGTGACGGCTCGCCCGTGCCGGTCTCCGCTGCCGCACGAACAGTATGGCTACGGCGGCGTTATCGTCACCAGCTACGTCCTCAGCTGGGAGGGTAACTACTGGCGGTCGTTCCCGTGCGGATGCTCTGGCCCATGCCGCGAGACCGGCCCGAACATGGTCCACCTGCCCGGCCCGGTCGCCGAGGTGTCCCTGGTCGAGATCAACGGCGTCGCGCTCGACGTGGCGCAGTGGAAGCTGGAAGGCAACGTGCTCTATCGGGTGACCGCGCCGTGGCCGACGCAAGACTTGAACCGCCCGCTCGGATCCAACGGCACCTGGGGCGTCACCTACAAGCTCGGGCTGCCCGTGCCCGGCGGCGTCGCGGAACTGACCGCGATCCTCGCCAAAGAGTTCCTGACCGCAATCGCGGGCGGAGGCAACTGCCGACTGCCGCGCACCGTCACGACCGCCTCACGGCAGGGTGTCACGTACCGGGTGTACGACCCGGCGGTGATCTATGCCAATGGCAAAACCGGCCTCGCCGAGGTCGACATGTGGCTGGCCGCGATCAACCCTCATCATCTCCTCGCCGCTCCGACGGTGCGCTGATGGCCGACCCCGCAGCGCACGTCGTCGCGACCGTCATGCAGTCGATGAGCGAGGCCTTCACGGTCCCGCCCGCCGACCCGACCCCGGTGAGGTTCTTTGCCGGGGACGGTCCCGCCCTCGCCGCGTGGGACTCGCACGCGAGTCAAAGCTGCGACATACCGTTCCTGTGGGTGCTGGCGCAGCGCCGGTACCGGTCTCAGACGTTCCCGGCTCCGACGATTGACACGACGCCGTGCGGGCTGAGCCGGGTGATTCAACTGCAGGTCGGGGTGGGCCGGTGCGTGGACGTGTCCGAACTGCCTAGCTGGGACACCTACCTCGCCGAGGCGACCCGATCGCTCGGCGACTCGTACCGCATCGAGCTGGCCCTTTGCAAGGCGGCGAAGTTGCTGACCGCCGACGGAATCGAGGCCGGAACCGACACCCTGCTGCCGTATGGTCCAGAGGGCGGCGTGGTCGCGTGGACCGGCGTCATTTACGCGAGTCTGTGAGGAGTGGACATGGCCCAGATCACGATCGAGGGAAGCATCAGCCCGGCAGCGGGCCTCGCACGCGGCGAGCGCCGAACGGTCCAGGACACCCCTGATGTTCGTGCCTTTGTCGCGAAGGGGTTCGCGGTGATCGTGGATGAGCGCACAGAGACCGAGCGCGAGGTTGACGAGCAGGCGGAGTTCGCCCGCGACGCGCTCGGCGTTCCGGCCCGAAACGCCAGCCGCGACGACTGGGCAGAGTTCCTGGCTCAGCACCCCGGCGGGTTCGTCACCGAGGGCAAGAACCGCGACCAGCTCATTGCCGAATGGGATGCCTGGGAGCCGACCGTAGCCGCTGAGTAATGGCTCGGATCACCGCCCGCGTCGAGATCAACGAGGCCGGGCTGGAACAGCAGTCCGGCGTCATCCTCCGTCGGAAACATCGCTCGCTCACGCGCCAGATCGCGACCGAGGGACGGGTGCGCGTCCCGGTGCTCACCGGCAATCTCGGGCGCACGATCGGCGAGCTACCGCAGCGGTACCGCCCGTTCCACGTGGACGGCGGCGTCGAGGCGACCGCCGACTATGCGGCGGCGGTCCACGAAGGGTCTAGGCCTCACCGCATCGTCGCCCGCCGGGCGGAGGCGCTGCACTTCTGGTGGCACGGTCGCGAGATATTCCGCAAGTCGGTTTGGCATCCCGGCACTCGATCTCGCCCGTTCCTGCGGAACGCGGGCGAAGCGGTGATTGCTCGCGACCCGCACATCAGCCGGGTGTAGCCCGACGTCGGTGGTATCGTCGCCGCCGTAGGCCTCGGACCCTTGGGAGACTAATGACCACGTTCAACGCTGACGGCACTCGGGAGAAGGCGCATTCGCTGCCCGAGGCGGAGCCGGACCCCTCGATTCAACTCGAACCGCCTGCTGATCTTGACGATGCGCTCGACGTCGAGACCGACGACACGGCCACCGTCATCGCCGATCTATCGACCGACGCGGCGGATGATCCACGGGACACGGTGAAGGCGGAGGTGGTCGAGCCGGAAGCGGTGGGCACCGCGATCGCGCTATCACCTCGGCTCGACGTCTCGACCATCGAGAAGTGGGACCACGACTGGCTTGAGTTCAAGGGCGACAAGCTCGGCATCCGCGTCCCCACCCGGCAGGCGCTCGCCGCGTTCTCGCTCGCCTCGGGCAAGTACGTCGACATCGGCGTCAAGAACGACCTCACCGGCCTGTTCATCGCGCGGCATCTCTCGCCGGAGTCCTACGGTCGGGTGTTCTCGCGTCTGATGGACCCTGACGAGGAGGACTACACCGTGGACACCGTGGGCGAGCTATTCAACGCGATCGTCACGGCCTCGCTGCAGCCCGAGGACAAGGGCGACAAGCAGGGGTAATCGCTACCCCGTGCGATAGCCTGACCGGGTGACCTCCGCCGGGAACATCAAGCTCGGCGTCGAAATCGACGCCAGCGACCTGAGCGCCCGACTGGGTGAGGCGGTGCGGCGCGCCATCGGTCCGGCGCTCGCGGAGGTGCAGCGGGAACTCAACAAGGTCCAGCGCGAGTACGAGCAGACGACACGCGCAGCCGACAAGTCGAGCACCGCGCAGACCGCCGGGGCCAAGACGGTCGCCGAGGCGGTCGAGAAGGTCGGCGAGCAGCAGACCAAGACAGCCGCCAAGACGAAGGCGGCGGGCGAGGTCACCACCCGGCAGATCAACGCCATCACCCGCGCGCTGACCAAGCAGACGGCGGCGTGGGAAGCGAACACCGCAGCCCGCCTCGGCAACGCTGCTGCTCCGGTCGGCGGTGGCCCGCCCCGAGGCGGAGGCGGCGGTGGACCTCCGCGCGGCGGCAGTCGCGGGTTCGGCGACCTGTTCACCGGGCAAGGCGGCGGCTCTCGATTCATCACCTCACCGGCAGGCATCAACCTCGGCGCGCTCGGCATCGGGTCTCTTCCCGCTGCGACGACGGCGGTGATGCAGGTTGTCGGCGCGGTCCAGCAGCTTGGGCAGGCCGGGCTCGCGCTGCCGGGTATTTACGGCGCGGCTGCCGCGTCGGTCGGTACCGCCATCATCGGGTTCAAGGGCATCGGCGACGCGGTGAAGGCACTCAACGAGGCCGCGAAGTCGGGTGACGCCAAGGATCTCGAAAAGGCCACCGAGGCGATGAAGGATCTGGACCCGGCGGCGGTCGCGGTCGCCAAGACGGTCTCGGGCCTCGTACGGGGTCCGCTGCTCGATCTGCAGAAGGCGACCGCCGGGCGGATGCTCAAGGGGTTCGACTCCGAACTGCAGAACCTCGCCGACCGTGCGCTGCCTCGGGTCGGCGACGGCATCGGCAAGATCGCCGATAGCTGGAACGGCACGCTCAAGTCGCTGACCGGCTCGCTCGGCTCCGACCGCAACTTGGGCCTGATGGACCGGATTCTCGGCAACACGGCCAACGGCCAGAGCCGGATGAACAAGGCCATCGACCCGCTGGTCCACGCGATCGCGACGCTGACCGCTGGGGGCACGGACGTCCTGCCCCGGCTCGCTGACGGTCTCGCCGCCGGAGCGGAGCGGTTCGACAAGTGGATCACGAAGATCGACTCCGACGGTCGACTCAACAAGTGGATCAACGACGGCATCACCGGCCTGCACCAGTTGGCGGAGTCGGGCCTGAATCTCGTCAAGATCGTCACCGACATCACGAAGGCCTCCGGCGCGGATCAGGGCGGGTTCCTCAAGTGGCTGTCCGACGCGACGACGCGGCTGCGGACGCTGACCAGTTCGGTCTCCGGCCAGAACGCGATGCGTGAGTTCTTCCGCGAGGGCAAGGAACAGGGCCAGCAGTGGCTCCCGATCTTGAAGAACCTCGGCGAGGTGCTGATCGAGGTCTACCAGGCGAGCAAGACGTGGAGCGGCATCCTGCTCCCGTTCCTGCAGGTGACGACCGATCTGCTCACCTCGATGCCCGGCCTGCTGCACGCGGTGCTGGTCGGGTTCCTGGCGTGGAAAACAATCGGCGTGTTTAAGCCGATACTCTCCGGCCTCGACGGCATCGCGGGCGGTATCGACAAGGTGGCCGCGAAGGCGGGCAAGGGCGGCAAGCTCGGCGGTGTCCGCAACGCCATCGGCGCGCTCGGGTCGACCCGAGGCCTCGCCGGAGCGGGACTGCTCGCGGGCGGAACGATCACTCAGCTCACCTCCGACAAGAACGACGTCGCCAGCCAGCTGCTCGGCGCGGCGTCGACCATCGGTGGCGGTGCGTTGACGGGTGCCGCGATCGGCTCCGTCATCCCCGGCATCGGCACGGCTATCGGGGCCGGAGCGGGCGCGGCGGTCGGCACGGCTATCGCCGGTATCAACTACCTCCTCGCCGACAACAAGCGGGCACAGGAGGAGGCCGCTGCGGCGACCGAGAAGCTGGCAGCGGCGAACGAGCGCAGCCACCAGGCGATGGAGCTAAACGCTGCGGCTATCAAGGGCGTCAACGACGCGCTCGCGGAATCCGGCGGCAAGATCGACGCAGCTGCGATCGCGGGAATCGGCGACCAGATCAACAACATCCCCGACCGGCTCGCCGGAGCCTACGACGAGAACACGCTCAAGGGCATCGCCTCCGCGCTCGGCGACGTTGGTATGACGACCGAGCAGATGGCTCAGACCATCACGGGTAGCCAGGGCCAGTTCGACGCGCTCACCGCCCGTCTCAATCAGATGGGTCCGGCGGGGCAGATCGCGGCGGCGCAGCTGGCCTCGATTCGCGACAACACGCTCGGCGCAGCGAGCAACGCGGCCACGGCGGCTCCGCTGCTCCAACAGCTGTCCGACATGTTCGGCGGCATCGCTCAGGCCGGGGTCGGAGTCCAGAACGCGTTCGACGCGGTGCCCAAGGATGTGCCGGTCAACATCTCCGCGCCCGGCGGTCAGGCCGTGTTCGACATCTTGAAGCAGATCGGCGCGCAGATCGACGTCAACCGCGACGGCGAGATTCACCTGTCCGCTCCGCTCAGCCAGCAGGTGCTCGACCAGCTCAAGTCGCTCGGCGTGCAAATCCAGCAGAACCGCGACGGCACCATCAACGTTCAGATCAGCGAGCAGCAGTACCTCGACACGCTCAGCAAGCTCGGGTCGCTCGGCGACGCGTACAAGCAGCTGTTCGCGGGTACTCCGGCGCTGCCCAACGTGCCGGTCACCCCGCCTCCTCCGGCGCGTGCGCCGGGCCTGCCGGGTCTGTTGCTGCCGCCACACGGCGCGGACGGCATGGTGATTCCCGGCTACGCGCCGGGCCACGACGTCGTGAACGCTGTACTCGCGCCCGGCGAGGGCGTGCTGATCCCCGAGGCGGTGCGCGGCATCGGTGGTCCCTCGGGTGTCTACGCGCTCAACAGCAAGTTCCGCCGGGGACTGTCGACACGGTATTACGCCGACGGCGGCGTGGAGCCGCACCTCGGAACCGGCGCGCTGCCCGGCCCGCCTCCTGGGCCGGAGACCGAACTGTCGGTGCTGATTCAGATCAGGGATTTGCTCGGCGGCAAGGGCGGTGCAGCGGCGAATCCGATCGCGGCGACCGCCTCCAACACGGCCACGGCTGCCAAGGCGGCGACCAACGCGACCGGCGGAGGCCTCGGCCCGTTCGGCACCCCGCTCAAGCAGCGCGGCGACCCGGCGTACGAGATGGCAGCGGCGGCAATCTCCGCGCTCGGCGGCGACCCCGAGAAGTGGATCGGCACCGACCCGACCCTGCAGGCGGCGACGTCGAGCGTGCTCCCCGGCGGCGTCCCGATGTCGATGGACTACTCCAAGGCGATGGCCGCGTTGCAGGCCTTTGCCCGGTCCGGCGACCTCGGCGACGTTCAGGGCCTCGGCCTCAACGCCAACGATCCCGTCATCACCGCTCTCACCTCCGCCCGCAACAAAAAGAAGGGCGGGCTGTCTGACGACGAGATCGCCGGTCTGGTCGGGTCGACGCTCGGGCCGACCCCGTACGCGGGCACCCTCACCGAACAGAACAGCTCGCTCGTCAAGTCGCTGCAGCGGTATCGCGAGCAGCTGATGAAGCAGGCCGGTATCGACCCCAACACCGGCCTCGCACGCGGCAGCGCCTCGACGGCCAGCACGACCGGCGTCCCGATGACGGCTCTGCCGACGGGGGCGATGGACCCGATCAGCGCGTACGCGCAGCGGTTCTCCGGCGGCAAGTACGACTGGGGCGCGTCCGATCTCGCCAGCGGTCTGTCCGACTGCTCCGGCGCGGTCTCCGATCTAGTCGAGATCATCACGAAGGGTCAGGCGACGTCGGCCCGCCTGTTCAGCACCGCTGACGCGGGGTCGGTGTTGTCGGGCCTCGGCGCGGTCTCGGGCGCGGTGCCCGGTGCGCTGCAGATCGGATGGTCGGCGGAGCACATGCGGGCGACCCTGCCGAACGGGGTCAATTTCGAGTCCGGCGGCGGGACCGGCCAGGGTGCGACGTACGGCGGCAACGCCAAGGGCGCAGCCGGGATGCCGAACATCATGAGCCTGCCGATCAACGGCGTGCCGCTCGGGGCGGGATACACGGCCTCTATGGGGGCGGGCGGGCTGCCAGGTGCCGCCACGGGCGGCGCAACGCCGGTCTACGTCACCAACTGGCCGGGGCAGGGTCAAGGCGGCTTGGCGGGCCTCCTGGGCGGCAAAATGGCCGAAGCCGGTCTCGGAGCGGCGGGTGGAGCAGCAGCCAACGTCTCCGGCGACGTGCTCGGCGCGATCGGCGGTCTGGGCCAGGAGTCGTGGAACAAAGAGGGCGCGAGCTACGCCGCGCTCAACACTCTCGTCAAAGAGGGCAACCCGCTCGCCCTCGCGAAGGCTCTCGGTCTCAACGTCGAGGATTTCACCCGCGAGGGCGGCAACGCGGGCGAACTAACCACCAACGACGGCTCCGGCTACGACGCGAGCGGACGTCTGTTCTCCGACACCGCCGGTCTCATCGACCGCACGTTCACCTCGCTCAACGCTCAGCTGCAGGCGATGCGGGACCAGATGGTCGACGTCATCGAGCAGACCAACGAGAAGCTGCAAGAATCCGCGCTCGAACCGATCGTCAAGAGCGGCGTGCAGTCCGCGCTCGAATCGCTCAAGGACTCCGTGTCCAACGCGATCGGTACCGCGATGGGCAACGCGGCGGCTCCGCCGATCGCCGACGCGGTGAGCAGCGCGGTCGCCTCGCTGCCCGTCGATAGCTCCGGCGCGGGCAGTACGGGCGGCGACCTCGCCAGCGGAATCACCGGCGCAGCGGGCAACCTGTTCGCGACCGGCGGGCCGGTCTACGGCGGCATCCCCGGCAAGGACTCCGTACCGGCGCTGCTCATGCCGAACGAGCACGTGTTCACCTCCGCTGAGGTTGCCCGCATGGGAGGCCACGCGGCGGTCGAGCGGTTCCGGTCGGCGCTGATGACCGGCGGCGTGCGTCACTTCGCGACGGGCGGCGTGCGTCACTTCGCGACGGGCGGCGGCGTCATCGGCAACGACACCGTGGGCGCGGAGTTCTTTGGCGTCTCCGAGGTGCCGATCATCTCGACCATCGTCAACCTCCTCGTACGCGTGCTGCTCAAGGTGATCGGCGTCGAGATCGAGGTGCGCGACACGCTCAACGAGATGACCGACGACTTCCGTGGATTCCGTGGCGATGCGTTCAAGGCGTTCGACGCTCAGGGCCGGTTGCTCAACGACACCTCGGGCCTGATCGAGCGGTCGAGTTCGAGCGACGAGACCGCTGCCGCCGAGCGCATCCGCATCCTCAAGATCGTCATTCAGGCCATCATCAAGTACCTGATCGAGAAGGTCATCGTTCCGATCGCCAAGGCGGTCGCCAACTCCGCAATTCAGGCCGGAGCGTCGGCAGCCGGAGCAGCGGTCAACACGCAGGCACCCGGCGCGGGCGGCATCGTCGAGTCGCTCATCTCCTCGGCGGGTCAGGCGGGCGTCGACATCGCCGCCGAGGTTGGGACCGACTTCGCGCTGGCAATCTCTGAGACCCTGATCGACACGGTGTCCGAAGGCCTGCAGTCGACGTTCCCCGACCTCATGACGGGCATCTTCTCGGGCGGGGCGCTGGCCTCGATCTTTGACCCGATCAGCGGCATTCTCGGATCCATCCTCGGCATCTTCACCGGGCTGCTCGGCGGAGGCGCGCTCGGCGGAGCGGCGACGATGATCCCCGGCGACAGCCTGTTCCCGTTCGATCAGGGCGGCATGGCTCAGGGCATCGGCTATCTGCCCAAGGCGACGATGGATGACGAGTTGGTGTTGTCGCCGGTCGAGACCGACTTGTTCAGCCGGTTCGTCTCCGCGCTCGAACGCGGCGGGTTCGGCTCCGGCGGCAACAAGACGGTCCATGCTCCAATTACAGTGATCGGTGGGCGGGAAACTGCCGAGCAGGTCGAGAACCGCCTGCTCAAGATGCTGAGCTGAGGAGACCCCGGTGACGTTTCGCGGCTACTTCGCCCTCAACGGGGTCGAGATCGCGAATAGCTCGCGTGTCGCGGCACACCTCGGCGTCGAGGCTCCGACCTCCGACGTGGGCATGTTCGAGGAGGCGGGCGACTGCTCGCTCACGCCGATCGAGCCGGGCCGACTGCTCAGCGCCGTCGCCCCGAGCCAGACCCCGATCGGGCCGGGCCGACTGCTCTACACACCGCCGGATGGCACCCGCCTGTACGGGCCGGGCCTCGGAGTGGTCGGCGATTGCTGGTCGAGCGAGAACATGTGCTTTGGCTGCCGCCTTGAGATCGGCTACGACGACACCTGGCCGGGCCTCAAGGCTCTGGTCGATGACGGTATCTATCGGCCTGAGCTGGCCCCGTGGTACACGACGCGAGCGCCGGAGTCGGGCGAGTTCGGCGGCATCTGGGTCATGGACGTGAAGGGTCTCGGGCCGACGCCGGTCAGCCGACCGATCACCGAGATGGCCGGGCCGGGCGGTGTCCCCGGCCCGCACCGCGACACCAGCCGCTCCGTGTCGTTCGATGCGCTGCTGATCGCGTGCACCTCCGCCGGTCTGCAGTTCGGCCTGCAGTGGCTCGCGTGCCGCCTCCGCGAGACCGTCGACCGCGACGACTCGACGCTGCGGTACCTCGCCGCGCACCCCGGCCACAGCGCCGTCGACCCCCAGAGCCTCGTACGCGAGGTCCACGGGGTCGTGCTGACCAAGGAACCGCAGATCACGGCAGCGTTCGCGGGCGGATCACGCTCCCACCAGCAGGCGACCGTCTACCGGGTGACGTGGGAACTCGGGGTGAGCCAGCCGTACGCCTACCTTCCGCAGATCGACCTCGACGTGGCGTGGGATGAGGTCGCGACGCAGCCGATTCAGTGGGTCCACGGCGCGGACTGCGAGCAGCCCGCCGACTGTGCGGCGATGCCGGTCCTGTTCTCCGACACCTGCACCATCGAGACCATCGACGTCATCACCTCGCCTCCTCCCAACTGCGGCGGATGTCTGCCGGTCGGTCTGCTCGACCGGCACGTGTACAACGTGCCCGTGTTCGCGGCTCCGTACCGGTGCCGCGAGACGGCGGCGAGCCTGACCATTCGCAACGTCGGTGAGCGGCAACTCACCCTGCAGGGCCACTGGCGTCTCGCCGAGACCAACCCGGCGTGCGCCAACGAGCAGTTCCCTATTCAGGTCGCCGGTCTCCCGCCCGGCGGAGCGCTGCACCTCGACGCCGTGAGCGGACGGTACTGGGCGATGTACGGCGGTCGGAAACACCGCCCGTGGGGCATCGTCGGCACCCCGTCCGGCGCGCCGTGGCAGCCACCGATCATCGACCGTTCCCATGCCTGGGAATTCATCGTCACCGCGCCCGGCGATGCCGAGTTCGAGGTGGAGATGAGCCTGGCCGATCGTGAGGCCTGACATGGCCGACGACCAGCACCGCGTCATCACCGACAATCAGATCGTCGCCCTGCAGACCAAGGGCGGCGCAACGCTGTACGAGTTCCGCGCGAGCGACCAGGAGACGTTCAACTGGTCGCGCGAGTCGACCAACGTCTCGACGTTCGACCTGACCGCTCCGCCGATCGGCGACCCCGATCGGGTGCCCGCGATTCAGCCGTGGCTTCACTGGGTGACCGTGTGGGACGGCGACCGCGACGCGCTGCTGTGGAAGGGTCCGGTGTACAAGTCGGTCGCCAACAAGCGCGGCGTCCAGATCAGCGCCCGAGACACCAACGTCTACCTCAGCCGGACCCGCACGCCAATCACGAAGCGGTGGGATGCTGCGGACCCGTCGTGGGTCGCGGGCGAGCTGTGGCGACCGATGGCAGAGCGGCAAGGCCTCGACCTCAACCCGATCATCCTCACCGACCCCGAGGGCGACCGGTACGACTTCCACTGCGTCGCCGACGAACAGATGCTCGACCAGACGGTCAAGGAACTCGTCAACCTCGGTCTGACCTACACGTGCGTGTCCGGCGCGCCGATCCTCGGCCCGGCTCCGCGCAACGCCATCGCGATGCTCGGTGAGTCCGACTTCATCGGCGACGGCATCAGCATCATCCGCGACGGCTCGCAGGTGTTCAACGACGTGCTGGTGAGGGTGCCGGGCGATGAGGTGCGCGATCGCGTCCCGCTGGCCGGAGCGAACCTTGAGACCATCGTCAACCTCGACAACATCAGCGACGTCTCCAACGTCGCTCGCGCGGCTCGCCAGTATCTCCGGCAGACCTCTCAAGTGCGGGCCGATCTCGACCTGCCGAGCGGGACCGTGCTGCACCCGAGCGCGCCGGTCTCGATTGACGAGTTGATCCCGAGCACGCGGTATTGGATCACGGCTCAGGGCGTGCAGCAGGAGATGCGACTTGAGTCGGTCACCGTCGACCGGGCGGCGGGGTCCGCTACCGTCAAAGTCACTATGACGCAGGTGGTGGACGTTCCCGAGCTAACCGACACCGAAGGCACCAACCGGACCCTCGGAGGGCAATTGCTACCAGGACAGACCTCATGAGCGTGATCGCGCCGGGCCGGGCTCCGCGCACCGACGCCGAATGGTCGGTCGAGGTGAATGACCGGCTGCGCGCTTTGGAGAACGCGCGCACCGTCCGCGTCGGACCGTGGACTCTCTCGACCGATCCGGTGAGCGGAGCTTTGCGGGCGATGCGCCCCGGCCAGACGGTGCTGATCGACGGCGAGGGCGCAACCGAGATCGCCCCGGCCAAGGTCGACCTGACGGGCCTGGTGACGACCGACCAGCTGAACACCGCGCTCGACGGCATCGACGGCGGTGGGTCGATAGACCTCGAATCGGTATGGTCGGCGCTCTACACACAGCTCACCGGCATCCTCAACCCGGTCAACGCGCTGACCGCGCTCGCCAATTTCTTCAAGCTCGAACTCGGCGCGCCGATCACCTCCAACCGGCTGCCGCTCATCCCCCTGAGTCACATCCGCCCCGTCAACCCCAACCTGCTCATCGACGGGTCGTTCGATGATGAGGCCTCGCTGCTCGGGTTCCCTGACTGGGACTACGACGAAGCCGACGGTCGCGACCGGCCAGGCTGCGCGTACACGATGGCCGACGGGTTCACGCACGTCATCCACTCCAACGCCATCGAGGTCGAAGCAGACGACCGGTTTGATTTCGAGGTCTACGCGAAGTGGATCGGCCTAACCGTGAGCGCGGCGACGCCGATCCAACTCGCCATTTCGAGCTACCGGGATGACGACGTGCTGATCAACGGGGCACCCGCCGTCATCGCCTCCGCCGGAGCGGCGGGCGACAGTGCCGGATGGACGACACGGCTGCACGTCGAGGAGTGGGCACCGCCGGAGGATGCGGCGTACATCGTGGTCGAACTGACGGTGACGTCGGGTGCGACCGGCGGCGGGGTGAAGTTCGATGACGCGGCGGCGCGCAAGACGGGTACCCTGCCACAGTCGTACGTTTCGGGCCTGGTCGCTGCGATCAGTTCGATCTGGTCCGGTATCCAGGCGCGGATTGACGACTTCACCGACCTGCTCGACGCGATCGGCGGGTTCGTCGTCGGCTCCGGCGACGGCCAGCTCACCGACATCGTGACCCGGCTGCAGGCTCTCAACCCGCTGACCGGCGTGTTCGACGCGTCCAAGCTCGGCAACATCAGCAACATCCCGATGATTGCCAAGGAACGCATCACGGGACTGGTCGATGCTCTTGAGGAGGGCGGGCAGGCGCTCCGCGACGCGATCGTTCAGGCGCTCACCGGCTCCGTACCGCCCGGCGGAGCGACGAACGACAACGTGATCTCGGCGCTGCTCGCCATCCCGGCCTCGGCAGTCCAGTCGGCCATCGACGGCGCGTCCAACATTGACGACGCGATTCAGCAGGCAATTGACTCGGTGATCGCGGGCGCGGGCAACCTGGTCGGCAACGGGTTCGGGTTCGCCGACATGATCAATCAGCTCGCCGGTCTCCGTAACTCGACCGCCGGAGCCAACGCGGCGGTCACCAACCTGCAGGCTCAGGTCGCCGGTCTCGACCCGGCGGCGTCGTCGGAGGTCGTCAACTTCGGCGAGTTCGTGGACGGGGCATCTCCCCCGTCGATGTTCACGAAGGTCAACGACATCGGCTCCGGCTCGCTCATCACCTCTGGCGGGCAGCTGGCGTGGTCGGGTAGCTCCGCCGGGCGCGAGCTATATCTGTTCAACGGCGGTCCGCTGCAGACCGACCTGTTCGAGGTGACGTTCGTCCTCCCGTCCGTACCGTCGCACGGGTGGTTCGGCACGGACGGCGCGAACTATGTGTATCTGATCGGGCGCTCCGACGCGACGGGCACAAACATGGTGCTGTGCCGTCTCGCGTGGGATGAGGCGCGGTTCTACAGCTTTAACGCGGGCGTATTCACACAAATGGGTCCGACCCTTTCGGAAAGCGATATTTTGACCGGCGGCTGCGCCGTGAGTTTCAAAGGCGGGACCGTCGCCGAGCCGCGCTATTTCGAGGCGCGGATCAACGGCACAAAAGTGCTCAGCACAACCGACTCCGCCCCGGTGTCTCTGTTCGGCGCAAATTACCGGCTGTGCGGTCTCGGCGTCGAGAAGGGCAGCAGCTTCGACACGGGCAAGATTTCTACCTGGTCGATGTATGACGGCGGTTCATCGTCCGGCTCCGGCGTCGTCGCGGGATACACCGCTGCCGGTCTGACCAACTTGAATATCTGGAAGGGCACAAAGGCGGAATACGACGCGATTGTTTCCAAGAACAACAACACGATCTATGTGGTGAAGAACTGAGATGCCGGTCTATATCGGAGATCAGCCGATTGACGATATTCTCGGCATCACCGACGCCGATGATTATGACGCGGTGTATCTCGGTTCCGATCAGGTGTGGCCTCCGATCGAGTTCCCCTATATCGTCATCGACTCGAACATCACCGACGCCGAGGTGCCCGAGGGTACGACGGGATGCTGGGTGTCGCTGCACGGCGGCGGCGAGGCAGGCGGCAAGGGCGGGCATGAGGACGGCACGACCGCGACCGGTTCGGCGTCGGGTGGCGCGCGCGGGGCGGGCGGCGCGGTCGTGGATAGGTTCTTCATATACGCCGAGGATTTGCCGAGCACCCTCTGGTCGCTGATCAAAGGCAACGGCGGCGCATCCAACGGTATCGACGGCACGGCCTCGCGGTTCCTCTGCGGCAGCGTCGACATCCTCGCCGGGGGCGGAGCAGCCCAAGTCGGCGGCACCGCCTCGGTCACAGGCCTGCCGACCGACTACTACGCGCCCAAGCTCTACAACGGGGCCAGCAGCGGCAACGCCACCGGGGCCGGGGCGGCGGGCGGTTCCGGCGGCGGGTCGTCGTGGACCGGCGACAACACCCCCAACCCGAGCAACGGGTCCAGCGGCGGCACCTCGACTCCGGCCACCGACCAGTATTGGCCCGCCGGAGACGGCGGCGACGGCGGTAACGGTCACGGCTCCGGTGCCGGGCATCACTACGCCTCCGGCGGAGGAGGCGGGGGCGGCGGCGGAGCCTACGACGGTTTGAACGGGTCGAACGGCACACAGAACGCGGGCGGCAACGGTGGGCGCGGCGGTGATGGTCGCGTCGAGGTCGAATGGGTCAACACTCATGTGCCTCGCGATCGGACGTGGCAGTTCGGGGCCGGGGCATGGTCGTGGACATGCCCGGCTTGGGCGCAGACCGGCTGGAAAGTCGACATCATCGAATGGGCCGGAGGCAAGGCGGGCGCGAACGGCGGCTCGACCTCGGCGGGTAACGGCGGTCTCGCCGGGGCGACCAACTCGCAGACCCTCACCCTCGGTACCGACATCGCGCTGGGCTCGACGCTCAGCGGCAACGTCGGCACGGGCGGAGCGTCCAACGGGGCCAACGGCGGCAACACGACCTGCACACAGCTCGGACACAACGTGCTCGGCGCGACCGGCAACACCGGGGCGCAGGACGGCCAGGCTTCCAGTCCGATCACGATCGGCGGCAAGACGTACCCCGGCGGTCCCGGCGGCACGTCCGGCACCAGTTCCTCGGCGGGGCAGGACGGCTCCGCGCCGGGCGGCGGCGGCGAGGGCGGCGGCTCGCTGTTCTTTGTCGGCCTGGCAGGCGGCAAGGGCGGCGACGGTCGCGTCATCATCCGGCTTCGGGAGGTCTGATGGCCGGATGGTTCCAGTTGCCGCCGGGCCTGGCCGGTGTGCAGATACCCGGCTGGTTCCAGGACACGCCCGAGCCGGGCACCCCGACGCCGATGGTCGGCTGGTGGGCCGTGCTCGGTATCGACGGCGCGCTCAGCATCCACCAGGTCTCGCACGTCGAACTGGCAACGCTGTCCGGCCTCGGCGTCGTGCTCGACGTCGCCGTGACCCGCAGCGTCGCCCTGCAGAAGCTCGCCAAGATCGCCGTCGAGCAGACCCTCAGCGTCATCAGCACGGTCCAGCTGGGCACGCTCGGAGGCCTCGACCTCGCGCAGCAGATCACGCTCGCCCGCGCTATCGCCCTGGCTCGAATCGCTCCGCTCGACGCGGCGCTGAACGTCGCCGTCACGTCGCAGGTCGAGATCGCGCACACGAAGGCCTTCGCCCTGCAGACGACGTTTCTAGCCGGGCGCGAGGTCGACCTGACCAAGATCGGCACGCTCGACGTCTCCCGCGAGATCACCGTGGGCCGGTCGACTGAGCTGATCGCGATGCGGTGGTTCGACCTCGCGACCGAGGTGGTCTGGTCGAACCCGCTGGCGCTGCAGAAGATCGCCCGACTCGACCTGACGCAGACCGTCACGGTGAACCGGGCGCTCGACCTCATGCGCGTTGCGGACATGCCGCTGACGGCGGCAACCCTCAACCTCAACTCGACGGTGAGCCTCGACAAGGTACGGACGGTCGACGCGACGCTGAACCTCGCGCTGTCCGGCGTCGTCGCGCTCGATCGCGTTGGGCCGCTGAGCGTGTCGTCGCAGTGGAGCCTCGCCGCGATGACCGGTCTGACGAAGGTCGCTCAGCTCGGAGTGAGCCAGTCGCTGTCTCTGCTCGGGTCCGCTGCCCTCGCCAAGCGGTTCGATGAGGCCTACATTGCAGCCGTCTCGCTTGCCGCAGGAGCGACGATGGCGTTCCCGCCGACCGGTCTACCCGTGCAAGCCGATCGGACGACGACCGGGGCATATACGTACGTGTTCCCGCGCAACTGCGAGATCATCGACCGCATCGTGCTCGGCGGCGGCGGAGGCGGCAAAGGTCTCGGCATCTGCTGCACGTGGGGCAACGGCGGAGCGGGCGGCGGGTATGACTCCGACACGATCACGCGCGGGCCGGGCGGCATCGCGTATTCGGTGCTGCAGTGCTCCGGCACGATCGGGACCGGTGGTTCTGCCGGATCATCGTCCGGCGGCAACGGCGGCAATGGCACAGCCACGACGTCGGTCTGCGCGGGCGCGGTGACGCTGACCGGAGCAGCCGGAGCCGGGGCAACATCGGCGGCGCTCGACTTCACCGGCAAGTCGCCCGGCAACCGAACCCAAGGCAGCCTGACGATGACGGGCGGCGGCGAGGTGCAGAACAGTCAGGCCGGAGCCGCGCCGGGCGGCGGAGGCGGCGGCGGAATCTCGACGTTCGCGGCGGGCGGCGCGGGCGCTCGCGGCCAGGCCTCGTACATGGCTCGCCAGTAACATCACCCCCAGATGAGAGGATCAACGTCATGGCCCAGGTAGGCATCACCGCGTATCTCGCGAACAAATTGCTCGATCACGTGGGCCGCAACGTCGCCTACACTCCGCCCGCGATCGTCTACGCCAAGGCGCACACCGGCATCCCCGGCGCGGCGGGTACCCTCGCCGCCTCCGCGCAGGCCACCCGTCTTGCCCTCTCGTTTGCCGCAGCGGCGTCCGGCAGCATGTCAGCCAACACAACCCCCGAGTGGACCCTCAACGCGACCGAGACGATCAGCCACGTGTCGTTCTGGGACAGCCCGACGGCGGGCAACTGCCTCTGGACCGCAGCGGCCTCGGTGTCCAAGGGCGGTGTCTCCGGCGACATCATTCGCATCGCGACCGATACGCTGACATTCAGCCCGATCGCGGCAGACTAGGAGACCTGATGAGCACCCCGACCCCGCAGGGCACCAACTACGAGTGGGCTGTGATCTGGCAGGTAGCGACGCTGCCCGACGACGGCACCGTGCCCGACCCGCCGGAGCGTCCGGCCCGGCCCGAGCTACCGCTGCCGACGTACGACCCGACGACCGGCAACCCGATTCCGCCGGAACTGACGCCGCTGCAGCAACAGCTGCAGGACCAGTACGTCGCCGACTTGGAGGCCTACGACGACGCGGTGGCGGCGCGCGAGGAGGTCGTGGACACCGTGCTCGCCGACCCGGCCAACTGGCAGTCCGCGCTCACCGTCCTGCCCGGCGGCGAGGTCGATGCCCGCGCTGCGCTCAAGACTCTGGTCGAGGCTAACCGGGACAACAAGTACGCGAAGGATTTCGAGTTGGCGACCGCTCCGGCCCGCATCTGGACCGCGACCACTTAAGCTGAGCGCGTGACCACGCCCACTGTTTGCGTCGCCGAGCACCTGCTGGTCACCGACGCGGGAGAACTCAACCTCGCCCCGTGGTCGGTGCCTCGCAATGTGCTCGATGAGATCGCTCAGAGCAGCGGTGACACGACGAAGCTGCTCGCGACCGAGAGCTTGGAGACGGCGCGGCTGCTGATCAACTGGTCGGGCAGTTGGCTCAACGACACGCCGGTCGACCACATGGTTCGAGTACAGGTGACGCGCCGTTTCCGACGGTGGGTCACCTCGAACCCGAACGCGGTGCAGTTCCGCGATCGGTGGTCGAGCGCGATCGACACCGACCCCGAGGTGCCGGTGGTCTCGGGCATCTTCAACTCCCAGACCGGCTCCGCCGGGGACATCGGCACCAACACCGTCGCCGAGCCCAACCCCGGCAAGTTCTGGCACTGGTGGGGCACCAACACCTCCGACGAGTGGCTGGGACCGGTCGAGCCCGGCCAGCGGTTCAACCTCGCCTACCGGGCGTACGTGTGGACTCCGCCTCCGTTCTCCAACAACGCCAACAAGAACGCTCCCAGCCATGAGGCGGAGACCGGCTACGCCCGCATCGCGGTCCACGCGATGCCCGAGCCGAGCAAGCAGGTGATCGGATGATTGCGACGCGACCCTGCCGCTGCGGACGTCGGATGCTCGGCGCGCTGATATGGGGCGGTCTCCGATGGTTCTGCCCTAGCTGCGAACAAGTCATCGAGGTGATCGGATGAGCCTGAAACTCTGCACCTCGGAGTACATGCTCAGCAACGTCAACGGCATCGGCGTCCGGCGCGGCTGGCTGCCGCGCGTCCTGAGCGAGCAGTTCCTTGAGTCCCAGAAGGACGGCGAGATCAAACTGTCGCCCGACCCGGTAACGATGATCGACGGCGACGTGAGCTGGCATAACGACGACAACGGCGACCAGATCGTGTTCGTGCTGGTGCACCGCGCTCCGCGCACGATCATCGCGCAGTCGCCCTCGACGGTCGTGATCCACGATGCGTGGACCAAGCGCGTCGGCACGGCTCCAAGCGCCGATTACCCGAGCGTCGCACAGGACACATTCGGCGGTCGGCTGCAGATCGACCGTGCCGAGGTCGCGCCGGACGACATCAAGTTCGGGCGGTATTTCCTCGACGGCGACGACTCGCAGGTGTGGGTGCCGATCGGCCTGGTCCCGCAGGGCCAAGGCTTCCACTTCCGCTACATCGCCTCGGTCCAGACGCCGGGAACGTGGGTCTCGCCGGGCACGAACAGCGACGTGACACCGCGCTGGGAGGCCTACGCACGTTGGACGCGCCTGGTGGCGCTCGGATGGCCGGTGGGTTCGCTATGACGGCTCCGATCAACCCCGACCACTTTGAGATCCGGCCTGACGGCTCGATCGCTCCGCAGCCGTGGATGCAGTGGCGGCACGTCGCCTCGGTCGAGGCCGCGTCCAAGACGGGCAGCTACGCCGTCGTCGGCGGCATCAACAAGAACGACCTCCTCCACAAGCTGCAGCTGCCGTGGCAGAACAACAGCCCGATCCCCCAGCACTGCTACGGCCTGATCACGCGCGGCGGGTGCCGGGTCTCGCTGCAGGCTCGCTCGGTCGGGTACCTGCAGGTCACCTCGGGATTCAAGCTCAACGCGCCCGGCGACGCGGGTGACTTGGAGATCGCGAGCCGGTTCGGGTGCGGAGCCGACATGGGGCGCGGCGGCACGCTCGCCGTCGGCACCGAGTTCGGGATTATCGAGGAGCGGATGAACAGCGTGACGTTCCCGCTCGCGCCGGAGCGGGCCGGATGGCCGGTGATCGAGCCGGGTGACCTGATCACCGCGCGGGTCGAGGTGCGGTTCGTCTCGCAGCAGTGGGAAACGACCAGCATCGACGGCGGCACCTCGGGCAGCGATTCCAGCTACAACAGCGGCGCAACGCGGCTCGATCTGTTCGCGGTGCCGGTAATCTGAGGCCATGCCTCGGAGACTGACCAATGGGTTTTGAGCCGCCTGCCGGATACGTCGACTGCGAAGCCGACGCGGAGGCCTCGCCGCCCAACGCCGGACCCTTCCATGAGATTGACGTGCTCGACGTCGGCGTGATCCACGCCCGGCGTCCGCTGCCCAACGCGATACCGGCGCTGAGCAGCGCAGCGAGTCCCAAGGTCTCCGAGATCAATCGTCTCGGTTACCTGAACCTGTTCGTTCAGAACCACCTGGCCGAGGGCGAGTACGAGGCGCTGCTGGCGCGGATGCTCGACCCTGACGAGGAGGTGCCGCCGGACGCCATGCTGCGGGTCTCCCGCGCTATCGCGACGGCGGGCACCGCCCGCCCTACCTAGCCGTCATCAACCTGGCGTTGATGGCGGCGCACAACTGGCGAGCGCTGCGGAGTCGCCTGCAGGACAAAGGCATCGCCGACCCGATGGCGATGACGTCGATGCATCACGTGCTCGACGTGATCGAGCAGATGGGCCTCGAATCGGCGGTCCACGGGGCCACGAAAGAGATCGAGGCCAAGGCCAAGATCAGCGCGTTCTACAACAAGCTCTACGCGCCCGACCCGACCGCCCGCATCATCAACGGCGACGGCTGGCAGCCGCAACCTGCCGGGTTCGAGGAGGCCGAAATCGAGGCCTCGTTCGACGCATTCATGTCCGCTGTCAACGCGACCGGCGGCTGAGCCGTTATCCTGCCCGTATGACCATCGCCAACGTCATGATGGACACCGCGCAGCCGGTCGGCTCGAAACTTGACGATGAGATGATCGCCGAGATCGAGGAGATTGCCCCCGGCGTCCCGCCGGACGGCACCATCACCGAGGCCAAGCTGCACGCTCAGGCGGTCTCCCGAGAGAAGATCAAGCCGGGCGCGGTCGACTCGACCATCATCGCCGAAGGCGGCATCAAGGCTGTCAACTACGAGTCCAAGAGCGTCGGCGCGACGGCGCTCGCCGATCACGCGGTCGGCGCGCTGCAGGCCGGGACCGGGGTGCCGACGACGTACGACTTCGCGGGCAACCCGATCGAGGACAGGCGCGTGTATTGCACCGCTGCCCAGTACGCCTCGCTGGCCGAGAAGGATCCCAACACCGAATACCTGGTCACTGCCTGACATGCCCGGCTATCGCGCCTCCGCCCCGATCATCGCCCGATACCACGGGGCGACCCCGATCGAACGGGTGTATCGCGGCGAGACCCTGGTGTGGTCCCGCTCGGTCATCCACGACGGGTTCGACCTCGCGGGCATCTTGGAGCGGTGGATCAACGAACTCCGCTCCGGCGACCTCGGCGCGCTCTGCACCGACATCACCGGCACCCTCACCGACGGCCTCGGCAACGTCATCGGCACGACCGTCGACTACGTGGAGGGCGGCGTCAACGGCCTCGGCAAGCTCGTCAACAACGCGGGCACCTCGCTCGCCGACGCTTACTGCGGGGCGTGGGGCGGGTCGGTCGCACCGGACGGCCTGATTGGTCTCGTCAACGGCATCCCGATCTTCGGGCCGATCCTCGGCGACTGGCTGAGCGGCGAGTTCGACATCGAATCCATCATCGGCCAGATTCCGGTCGTCTCCGAGATCGGGCGGCTGATCGGCCTGTTCCCCGACGTCGAGGGCAATCTGCTCGACCCGCTCAACTACGTCGTCAACGCGGCGGGTGAGGTCATCGGCGTGCTCTCCTGCGGCGAGTTCAAGCCGACCGGCGGCGTGTTCGAGGGCGTGTGCTTCGTCATCGGCTCGATCGGTAACGCGGCGCGGATGTTGGTGCCGGACGGGCTGATGAGCCTCAACAAGCAGGTCTCCCGCGTCCGGCATGAGACCGTGCTGCCCGGCGACGACGGGTTCCTTGAGACGCAGATCGCGGAACTGGGAGACCCCGGCTATGTGACTCAGCTGTTCCGCCGGTACGCGAACGACGGCTCCGGCGCTCGCGGGGTCGGCCTCGACTTCCGCAACTCTCAGGCCTCGATCGTGCGCCGCGTTGCGTCGGCTGACGTGCTGGTCGCGCCGGACGTCGCAAGTTTCGGGCCGGGCGACACGTTCCGCCTCGACCAACTCGGCAACGTCCACAGCCTGACCAAGAACGGCGAGCCGGTCATCGCGTGGAACGACTCGACCGGGACGGCGGCGAGCGGCGCGACCAACCGCAGCGTGGCGATGATGATGCAATCGGCGAAGGAACTGAGCGGGTCTCGCCTGTTCAGCCCTTCGCTCAACTACGTCGACGCCGCTTAGGACGCACGCCGCTCGCGGGTCTCTCGCCAACGCTCGCGCGTGATCCGCTCGGCGGCGACACTCGGGGCGGGCGAGGGCGTAGAGGCCTCTAGGCGGGCACGCAGGACGGCAAGGCGCATCTGGTCCCGGTAGAGCGCGCAGCCGATCATCATCCCGCCGACAACGGCGACGACCCACGACTGCGGTTCGTGCGAGGTAACCCCGGCGAGCAGTGTCAGCAGTCCAGCGAACAGCAGTCTCACCGAGGCCTCCTCTGCGGGTGCTGGGGCGGCGTCGAGACGATGATCGTGCGATCGGGGTGCCGGATCAGTTCGAGGAGCACCGCCCACTGCCACGGCTTCATCCCTGGTGCCTTGCGCCGTGCCAACCGCGACCGGGACGCTCCGCGTGCCAGGCGTCGATCGTCTCCGGCTTCCACCCCTTATGGGTACCGATCTCGACGTCGTGCGGCGGCAACTCGGAGAGCGAGACGCTGCGGCGCGACTTCACGCCGATGCGCCTCGCGACCTCCGCGTGGCTCAAGTACCGGGGCACCTTGCGCGCGATCATTCAGCTCGCCTCCTGTCCGACTTCCCCGACAAGGGTAAGCAGAACGCGCACCGGAGGGGTAGAGGCAGCGCCGATGACGTGTGCGCGGTAGGCCACATTCCGCTCCCACTCCCAGCGAGGGTCGCGCTGCACCTCGATATTGACCTCACCGCCGTCCTTGAGGGCGTAGTCCAGAACCGAGTCGACGGCGTTGTCGAACTGGTCGACAAGCTCAGTCACCTTGTCCAGAAACCCCGCCGGGCACATGTTGTCGCCCTTCTCGATGCGCTGGTAGTCGCGCCGATCGAACGCGAGACGCGACGCCATGCCGCGCTGCGACAGGCCCATGTAGGCACGGTGCGCGGTGATTGTCTCGCCCAGTCCCATCGTGCGGGTCTCGGGATTCATCGTGTTCTCCTCTGTGTTGACGGGTCGACCCCGGCCTTGCCCTAGGGCGGGCCGGGGTCTCTGTTCTCGCAGCTCCGGCGTGTCACCACCCGAGCTTTTTGCGGCAGTCCGGCCCGATGCCGTATGCCCGGCTCTCGTCGTTGGTCAGGGTCCGACCGCAGACACCGCACTCGCCGATCTCGTGGCCGTACCGGGCGGAGGCTTCGGCGGGTCCGACGGCTGCGATCTTCTGCAGAATCGCCTTGGAGGCCTTCTGGCTGAGGCGCTGCTCGTCGTCGGAGAGCATCAGCTTCACGAACACGTACCCGGCCCAACGTCCCTCGGTCGGGCGGTCGACCTTGTAGAAGGCGAGCGCGTTGGTCGCGCCGTCCTCGGTCTCGACTGCGTACCGACCGGCGGGCACCTCTGTGGTCGCGGCAGGCTCGTAGCGCTGCTCGTCAATCCGAACGTTCACCTCGCGAGGCAGCGACTTGAGCCAGTCGATCATCGTGGTCGCGCCCGCCTTGGTCAGCGGGGCGTAGGCGAACTCGTAGCCGGGCGCGGCGGTCCCGCCCTCGGCCATATGGTCAAGCAGCGCGTTGACGCGGGTGCCGTAGGCGGCGGTGCGTCCGACGACGCCGTTGATGATCCGGCTGATCTCCGCCGGGGTCTCGTCGGCCATCGGCGCGTAGGCCCAGGTGATGACCATGTTGAGAATGGCGCACCGGCTGACGTACTTGGCCTGCACCAGGCTCGAATCGTTCCACTTGCGACCGTTGAGAAGATCCTTGATGTAGTTCAGCTGGCCGTCGGTGGCGTTGATCCGCGTCGCGGGCCGGACGGTCGTGGTGGCGAAGGCGGGGGTTCCCATGATCTTGACTCCATCTCCGGCGGGTCGGTCCCGCCTACACGCTCAAAGATACCCGACTAGGGCGGGAAAGTCTAGGGGTCCGCACGATCGCCCGATACGCTGTGGAGACAACCACCGGAGGAGACCTGAGTGACCGAGCGCGTGCTGCCGTTTGACCGCAAAATCATCCGCCAGGACACCGGCTACTGGTGCGGTCCGGCCTCGACTCAGATGGCCCTGTCCGCACGCGGCAAGTACGTCGATGAGGCGACGCTCGCTCGCGAGTGCAAGACGACCGTCAACGGAACCGACAACGTCGGCCAGATCGAGCGGGTGCTCGACGTCCGGCTGCCCGAGGGCAACTACACCTCGATGTACCCCGGCGGCACGAAGATCGGCAGCCCGGCCCGACCGGCGGCGGAGCGCAAGACACGGTTCTGGTGGGACATCGTGCGCTCGATCGACAACGGGTTCGCCGTCATCCTCAACTGGGTCGTGCCCCCGGCCCGAAAGCCGATCAAGGCCGTCAAAGGCAGCACCAACCCGTCGTACGGCGGTGGGACGACGTACCACTACGTGACCGCCGTCGGGTGGTCCGATGAGGGCAACGGCGGGCGACCGGCGGTGCTCATCGCCGACAGCGGGTTCGCGCCGAACGTCTATTGGGTCGACCTCGACACGGCGTTCGCCCTGATCCACACCGATCTCTACAAGGGGTACGCGTTCGCGGACCTGCCGCTGATCGCTCCGCCTCCGCCCGGCGTCGAGGTGCCGCCCGGCATCCCCATCAAGGTCGGCACTCCGCCGGTCGCGACGACACCGCCTGCTCCGGTCCCGCCGACGCAGCCGCCCCCGACCAAGCTCGGCTCGCTCACCGACCCGTTCACGGGCGCGCTGTGGTCTCCGAACCACTACGACGGACGCGGAGGCCTCGGCACGCCGGGATGGATCGCCGTGCACACGCAGGAGGGCGGGCGCACTGCTCGCGATCTCGCGCTGTTCCTCGCGAACCCGGCCAACGAGGTCTCGTACCACTCGGTCAACGATGACGTCGAGGTGCTGAAATGCGTCGCGGAGACCGACGCGCCGTGGTCCGCGTCCAACGCCAACAAGTACGCCTTCCATCACTGCTTCGCCGGTAGCTATGCCGGGTGGTCCCGCGACAAGTGGCTCTCACCGGACGCCAGCGACGGCAAGAACGAGGACGTGCAGTTGACCAAGGGCGCGCACGTCGTCGCCTGGTGGTGCGACAAGTACGGCATCCCCGCCGAATGGATCGGCGGGCGGGCGCAGCCGCCGTGGGGTGCTCGCGGCATCCTCGGTCACGTCGACCTCGGCCAGTGGGGCGGCGGGCATTTCGACCCCGGCGGCAACTTCCCCGTCAACGAGTTCATCCGGCGCGTCGTGACGTTCCTGACCGGCGACGTCCAGCCTCCGTTGGAGCCGCTGCCGCCGGTCGTCGCGCCGGGCACGAACCCTGATGCCTACAGCGATTGGATGCTGGTGCGCGGCGACCCGCGCAACGACGTCGACCGGGTGATGAGGGTCCAGTCCAAGCTCAAGCGCGCGTACGCCGCCTACGCCGGGCACCTCGACGTCGATGGCGACTTCGGCCCGGCGACACAGGCAGCGGTGCGCGAGTTCCAGCGCCGATCGAACCTTGTGGCTGACGGCATCGTCGGCCCGATGACCGCTGCAGCACTACGTCCGTGAGGAGACCGAGCGACGTGACGACGTTGGGATGGCTGCTGGTGCTCATCCTCGGCGTCGCCGCCTCACTCGGCTGGGGCGGGCTGTGGTGGTCGCTCCGCTCCGACCCCTACCGCCCTTCTGACAGGAGACAGTGATGCCCGAACTCAAGCTCGGCTACCAGGGACCGCTGTATGCGCCGTGGTTCGATTGGTTCACCCGCAAGTACAGCCAGACCGCGCCCCTGCTCGGGAAGCGGGACGGCTATTTCGGATCCGACGAGAAGCGCGCCGTCGAGGCTCTGCAGCGCAACCTCGGCATCGTGATCGACGGCGTGTTCGGCGACCGCACCGCCTCGGCAGCCGGATACACCTGGCCCGGCGCGGACGCTCCGCCGGTCATCGCGCCTCGCCGACCGATCTGGTTCTACTCATGCCCCGGCTCCGGCGCGGACTGGTGGCTGGGTCCCAGCTACGACGTCGGCCAGATGATCGCCGGGACGGGATGGAATGAGCCGGGGCGGCGGAGCCTCAACATCAACCACCAGCCGGTCGGCTTCCCCAAGGGCGGCTACCTCGGGCTGATGGGCGGTGACCCGACGTTCAGCTATATCGAGGTCATCACAGCCCAGAAGATCGAGTTCGCCCGGCTGTTGCGGGAGAACCCCGACGTGAAGGTGGCTATGGAGGCGCGGCGTCGGGACCGCTCCGCTCGGGTCGACGTCGAGCTGTGGCCGTCCGGCTACAGCCAGTCAGCCGACGGCATGTGCGACGCGGTGGCGGAGTTGTTCGGCGACGGCGGCGAGTTCGAGCTGATCCGCGACCGCATCAACGGCCTGATCCTGTTCGGCAACCCGGCGACTCCGGTCACCGGCATCGCCCGCAAGACGTACCCGGCGTGGTTGAACGCGCTGATGCGGAACATCAACATGTCCGACGACTTCTATGCCGTCGCCAAAGATCGCATCCGGCCCGCCTTCTACGCCGAGATCATCAAGGCGGAGATGGAACTGCCGTTCTTTGTCCACGTGCTGCGCATCGCGGTCCCGATCGTGTTGTCGTGGGCCTCAACGCTGCTGCCGTTCCTGGCTCCGCTCTTGGGCGGTCTCGGGCCGGGCGTGCAACTCGGTCTCGGAATGATCAGCGGCCTGCAGGGTCTCGGCTCCAACCCGGCTCTCACACAACTGCTCGGCATGGCGAACGGCTCCGCCGACCTGCAGACGACCGAGCGCGTCGAGGACATCCTGTCTCCGACCGGCATCCTCTCCAACATCCCCGATCTCATCGGGCTGCTCGGGGCGCTGCCCGGCCTGCAGAGTCACGGCCTGTACCACGCGACCGCTCCGGCCCGGCCCGAGTTCGGCAACCGGGTCGGCACCCAGTTCGCTTACGACATCATCGCCGGGTTCCGCCGGTAGCTGATAACCTGCGAGGGTCATGTTCTTCGTGGTTGTGGAACAGCGCAGAGACCCGGCACCTTCGGGGTAGGTGCCGGGTCTCCGCTTTGGTCGGGCAGGAACTATCCCTGAGCGGCGGCGCGCCACTCGTTGTAGATGTCCTGATCCTCCTCGGTCGCCGCGACCAGGATCACCGGAGCGTCCTGGTTGGCTTTGCGCTCGCCCTTCTTAATCCGACCGAGCACCCAGCTGATGTCGCGGTCGAGCATCCGCTTGCCCTCGCGGACCAGCGGGCCGTTGAAGAACATCAGGTCGTCAATCCGGTCGCCGACCTCGAACGCTTCGCAGGCCTCGTACTCGCCGAACTTGTTCGTGAAGCCGAACTCGTCGGGCAGGGTGAGCGGGATGATGTCGACCTTGACGAACTCCTGCAGCGGCTTCTCGGGCGAGCTGTAGGCGGTCTTCATCGCGCCGTGTTCCGTGGTGTGCATCAGCACCAGCTGGTCGAGGAAATGGAGCGGCTTGTACCCGGCGATGCCCGCCGGAGCGGCGGGGGTGTCGAACGGGCTGGCCCCCTTCTTCGCGATCGGCGCATCCCCGCCCATCGGCGCAGCGTCAGGCAGCGAGGAGGCGTCAGCCTTCGCCTTGGCAGCCGGAGCCGCCTTCTTGGCGGGAGCGGCGGTGGTGGCAGCGCCACCCTTCTTGTCAAACGGTGAACCGGCCATTGTGGCTGATCCTTTCAGGGGTTGGTTCCGAGATAGAGAACGGAACGGGATGGGTGGGACTACAGGTTGCTCGCGACCGCAGCCGCGAACTCTCCCAGGTCGTCGTCCCAAACGTCCTGGTAGGTCTCGTACACCGACTGTCCTTCATCGGCGGTGGTGATGCGGGTCAGGGCGACCCTCGCCTCAGCGAGCCGCAGACCGTCGTCAGACGGCATCGGCAGCGCGTGGATGCCCGCGACGCTCTTGCCGTTCTTGGCAGCCTTGCGCCGGTCGCGGGTCTCGATCGAGGTGATCATGGTCTCCGCGCCCCAGGTCAGGTCCATCGTGACGGCCTGGCCGCGCTCGGGCTGATCGGACGGGATGTGCATCAGGACGGCGAACGCGGGCCGGTCGTCCTCCTCGACGTCATCGGGGTGCGGCACGCCGTAGAGCTTGGGCATCGGATCCCAACCGGAGCCGTCGAGGTTGAGCATCTTCGTCGCCCACCCGTAGACGGCGAGCTGCACGGCGTAGCTGAGCCAGCTGTACTGCAGCGACTTGGACGTTTTGACGTCGCCCAAGATCAGGTCGCCGGTCGAGGCGATGCGGTAAATACGGTCGATCTGGCCGGTGACGGTCTCCTCGCCGAGATCGTTCATCACGATGCGCTCGACGTACTCGGGCACCGCGATCAGCCCGAACCCCTTGAGGATGTCCTGGTAGCGGTCGACGTACGGGCGGAACATCTCCGGCACGTCGGAGTAGAGCACCTGCCCGAGGTCGATGGCTTCCAGCCAGGCGTGAACGGCGGTGCCCAGTTCGGCGGAGTCCTTGCCGCCCTGCAGGTTGTCGAGCACGTCGAGCGCCTTGTCCAGCGGGCCAACCGTCGGTTCATCGAGCGCCGCCACGATCGCGTCGAGCGCTTCGCCCGCCGTGACCTTGAACCGCTCCGACAACATCGCATCGCGGTCCATCTGACAGACCTTGAGCACGCGCAGCGCGGTCTCCCGGCGCTTCCACTTCCACAGCCCCACGATGTCATCGAGAGTGTCGGCGACGGTCGTGGCCCGCGTGAATCCGGTCGGGCGGTTGGTCTGCGGAGCCGGGAGGAGGTACTGCTTCCACCCGTTGAACTTGGGCTTGTAGCGCGGCGGCTCCGGCGGCAGCGGATACCCTTGCCATTCGGTCTGTCGGCCCATGATCTCGCCCGTGTCATCAATCGCGGTCACTGCACTCTCCTCTGTTGTGGTTGCGGCGGGCTCGCTGCCCGCCTCGCTGACGTTCTGCGCCTCCGAGGGGTCTTGTACCGGCGGCAGCGGCTCCGGCGCGCCTGCGGCGAAATAGGACGGGTCTGCGTACTGCTCTTGCGAGGTCCACCCGGCCTGATCGCCCTTCCCGGCGCGGTACCAGACGGTGTTGGTATCACGCCGGGCCGGGAACATCTCAGCGACCGTGCTCATGCAGCAGACCGTCGTAACTTGGTGTGGTCCGCTGCCGGGTGGATGAAGTGCTCCGCCTTCGAGTCCCAGGGAACGAACTTGCTGCCGTGCAGGTACGAGTGCCAGCAGGAGGACAGATCAGCGAGACGCTGCAGGTTCAACCCTCGCGAGGTCGCGCCGAGCGGAATCTTGTTGTCCTTGCGGCTGTAATGCTTGATCATGTCGGTGCGCGGGTCTCCCAGACCGACCCCGTTTCCGGTGGCGTAGTCCGTCCAGAACTTCTCCGCGTCGGGATGGTCGCCGGTCCAGAACAGCAACCATCCCAAAGTCCGAACGGTCGCAATTGAGGCCTCGCCCCATTCTTTGTTGGCCCGCTTCACTACTGACGACGCGAGCGCGGCAGCCCGTTCCAGCGTGTCGCTGTGCTGATGAGCGAACCGGATAGCGTCAGCGGTGTCCGGCTTGACGTCGACCCGAGGCATTTTCGGCGGGCCGCTGGTAGCCATCGCCACCGAAATGATCGAGGCGATGCTGGCCTGATTGGCACGAAATCCCGTATAGGCGAGGTGATGGGCCAGGGTGCGATTGCGTCCGCTGTCCATCTGCAGAAGCTCGTCTTCCGAGACGTCGCGAACGACCAGTACCGGCACACCCGGGTGGTTCTTGGGCAGGCTGGCAATGGCCTCCGCGCGGTTGTTGCCGTTACCTAGAGTGCCGTCGTGCATGATCGCGAACGGGGTGGCGATGCGCGGGTACCAGCGCCCGATCTCGATGTACGTCCGATAGAGCCGGACCGACTCAGGACTGACCTTGCGCTGACCCGCGTGAGGGCGCTTGCGATACTCGCGCGCCTCCGCCGGGGTCCAGACCTCGATCTGAGGAGTCGACAAGGTGTCAGCGGTGTTCTTCATGTTCGTTCTCCTATGGTTGTTTTCCCGGCGGGGCGATCCCGCACGGGCCAGGCGGTTCGATCCCGCCAAGTCTTGTGTCATCTGTCATCAGTCTTGTGCCATCAGCGATAACTCCGAATCGGCGTCAATTCTCGCCCTCGCTTCTGCTGACGGCGATGAGTACCGCACAGATCATGAGCAACGGTCTCTCGAGTGCATTCGGGTCCAGTACAGATCGCAGCCTGGCGTTTCCCAAACCGCCGATCGGGCTGAGGTTCCGGGACTTCCACCCCTGCCTCGCGTGCGATCTTCCGCCGATAATCCTCGTAATCAGTGCTGATGAATGCCCAGTCCCGCGTCTTGGGCCAGCCGTGTTCGTATCCCGGCACTTTCGCGTCGGCCAGCCGGTCAAAATGGAGGATGAATCCGCGACGGGTGTTCTTGCGTCGGCACACCTCGCCAACGACGGCTCCGCATCGAGTGCACTCGATAGCCAGTGTTGATTTGATTTGCACCTCGGTCACGCTCATCGCTCGATCCCGCCGTCGAGAACGCGGCTCGCGAGCTTGACGCTGATCTCGTCGCTCAGCCGGGCCTTCGTCATGTCGGCGTACCCGGCGATTCCCAGCTGCCGGGCGTATCGCTGCTGCGCCTCCGAGGGCGGCTGATTCCGTCGCCATGAGGCGCGGCGGTCGGGCAACTGCTGGTCGGTCTCGACAATCCAGACCTCGGCACCTTCCAGCGCGGCGGGGAGATCAACGTACTCAGGTTCCTCAGCGATGTAGCGACCGGAGCCGGTGACCCATCCGCCGTTCCTGGTCCGGTAGTTGATCTGGCCGATGGCCCAGGTGGTCCGCTCGTCTCCGGTCGGGCGTATCCCGTCCTTCGGCCAGACGAACACGATCTCGTTGTCGCCCATCAGGTTGATGAACGGGACACCCGCCGGGGTCTCCAACCACAGCGTCGTGTCGTTGGCGAGGAGGTCGATGGTCACCATGTCGACCGGACCCTGCCGCACGATCTTGGTCACCGCGTCGTCAAGATCGCCGTCGAGCAAATCGTCCAGCGGAGCGTCGAGCAGTTCCAGCCCGTCCTCATCGACGGCCTTGGTCTCCGCGCCGGGGAGCAGCTGCGTCAGGTTGACCAGCTTCATCGTCCGCGCCGATCCGGCGAGGTCGAGCACCAGAGCGTCCGACTTGCCGGGGTACAGGCGGAGCGCGCGACCGACCATCTGCGAATACAGGTTGCGCGAGCGGGTCGGGCGGGCGAGCACCACGGTGTCGCACATCGGGAAGTCAGCGCCCTCGGTCAACACCTGCACGGTCACCAGCGCCCGGCACTCGCCGGACCGGAACGCTTCGTACATCGGCTGCCGGTCGGCGTAGTTGATCGCGCCGGTCACCGCGACGGCGGGATAATCCTCGGCAGTCAGCGCCTCGGCGATGTGGTGAGCGGCGTCGACCGAGGCGGCGAAGATGATCGGGGTGCGATCGGCGGCGTGCAGCTTGATCGCGTCGACCACGTACTGCGTCGCCGCCTCCATGACCTCGGCGAGATCGCCCTGGTGGAAGTCTCCGGCGACCGTCCGCACGTCATCGAGCGCGTCGAGACCCTTGATCTTCACGGTCAGCCCGCGCGGCTTGACCAGGTACTTTTTGCGGATGGCCCACGCGATGTCCTTCTCGTAGGCGATGTTCTCGATGACGTCGCCGAGGCCGATGACGCCGCGCTCGTTGCGGTACATCGTCGCGGTGAATCCGGCCATCAGCGCCGCGTCGTACCCGCCCAGTTCGCGGAACGTCGTGTGGAACCCCTCGGCTCCGGCGTGGTGCACCTCATCCCAGAGGATCACATGCCGCTCGCCCAGCGCCTCGCGGCGGTGAGCGGTGGCGAGGGTCTGCAGCGTCGCGAACACGATGTCGGCGTGGCTGTCGTCGGTCTCGGCACGGACGATGCCGGTCTTGTCGGCGTAGTGGGGCGCGACGGCGATGAAGTCGCGTCGCATCTGATCGAGCAATTCGCCCCGGTGGGCGAGGGCGATGACGCGCTGGTTGCGGTCGAGGGCGCGGCGTCCGACCTCGCCGATGACGGTGGACTTGCCGGAGCCGGTGGGGAGCACGACGCCGGTGCGGCGAGTGCCGTCTGCCCACTTGGCCTCTACGGCGTCGGCGGCTGCGGTCTGATAGTCCCGCAACTCGCGGGGCGCGGCGGAGGCGGTCATGTGAATCCGATCTGAGGCTGAGAGTGGATCTGAGTCTGAGGTTGAGAGGTGCGGGCCGGTCCGGCAGAACCGGCCCGCGATCTCATTTATACCCGACGACGACGGGAAAGTCTAGGGCCATCGTCGCGTGATCGAAACGATCATCTCGTTGCGACGGGCGGAGCGGTAGGCCTTGAACATCTCCCACAGTGAATCGCCCTCGTAGAGCAACTGATCGTGGTAACCGTCAGGGGTCTCGTCTCGACCCTCGACGCGCCACTTCGCCGCCCGGCTCACGGGGCCACCCATCCCGGCTCATCCCAGAGCGGCTTGTTCACCGCGTCGGGAGCGTCGCTGACCTCGTAGGTCTCGACGCCGTTGGAGACGAACGGCTGCAGATAGCCGGGCGAGTAGGTGCAACTGCTGTACCCGTAGCCGGAGCCGTAGCACGACGACCGGGCGTTGACCCAGTGCGCCGGGGTATAGAACTCGCGGTACCGGGTCCAGCTGCCGTCGGGCCGACGGGCGGTGTCGCAGATGTCGCGACGGGTGCCCTTGAACGGCCAGATGCCCGGCGTGGTGATGCAGGCGGTCCCCGGCGGATTGGCGGAGGCCTTCGGCGGCTCACACTGGCTCACCCCGAGCGCGATCAGGACCGAGGCACCGGCAGTGATCGCGAGCTTGGCGGGCACGGATTCCCTAATCCTCATTTGTCGACCCGCCCGCCTGCAGCGGCGGCAAGCTGGAACAGCTGAGTGAGGCGGTCGTACCCGACCAGCTTCAGCTCGTTCGCGCTGATCGTCTCGCCCGTGTGCGCCTTGAGCATCGCCACCAGCCCGGCGAGATCGCCGAGGTTGCGGACGAAATACCCGTCCGGCTTGTCGCCGCTCGGCTCGCCGGTCGGGACGAAGAACTGCACATACCCGCTGCGGCTCGCCATCAGGCGCTCCGCCTCTTTGCTGGTGGGAGGGGTGTCGTTCTTGATGCACCGGGTGAGGTAGTTCTTCAGGGCGGTGACCCGATCGCGGTTGTTCTCCCACCACTGGTCGCGGTGCTGAGCCTGGTGGGCGGCGGTCTGCCGCTCCCACTCGGCGACCGCATCCTCGTGCAGCTTGATCACCGATTCGGCGGCGTCGATGAGCGACTGCGTTTTGAACGTGACGGACATGGGTTCTCCTTCGTGGTTGTGTCGAGCGCCGGGTCAGTCGGCGTCGTTGATCTCGGCTGCAGCGAGCAGCCGGGCCTGAGCAGCGCTATTGGCGCTGGGGATGTAGCGCGAGCCGGACGGGGTGCCGGTCAGCGTCTCGATCAGCTGGTACCGCAGGGCGCGGTCGGTCGCCTCGGCGATGCGCTGCTTCCAGTACGGGCCGACGTCGTTGCGCGACTGGGCATAGTTGTCGGGCCGGATCGCCATGACCAGTTCGCCGCGAGTGACACCCTGCTGCGGGAAGCGGTCGACGTACTCGCGGATCCGAATCGCCGTCTCCACCAGCGGCTCCGGCACGGGCCGGGCCAGCACGACCTCGCCCTGCATCGGGTCGATCGCGCAGTTGGGGCCGGTGATGACGGGAGCCTTGATGTCGGTGCCGGGTTCGAGCACCCCGAGGTCCAGCATCATCAGCGGAATCGCATCCTCCAACTGCTCGATGTTCTTCTGCTTCGTGGTCCAGACCTCGATCGCCTTACCCGGCAGCCGACCGTTCGCGTCGAGCAACTGGTCGTAGGCCCACCTCGCCTCGCGCACCACCAGTTCGGAGTCGAGTGCGCCGTTGAGGGCGGAGCTACCGCGCGCGACCTCGGGCGCGCCCTTGGACGTGTGGTGCACGACGCAGACCCCGGCGTTGGTGTGGTCCTTGAGCTTGTCGAACCGGCGCACCGCCTTGCCCACGTCGGTCGCCGAGTTCTCCTCCAGGCCGGAGGACATGCGGGCGAACGTGTCGAAGATGACCAGGCCGATCTCCTGCCGGACGATGTAGGCCGCGATGTCGCCCCAGGCCTCGTTGGTCGCTTGAACGAGGATGATGCCGTTGCCGAGCAGCAGGTTGTCGTCCAACTCGATGTCGTGCGCGGCTTCCCAGGCGCGGAGGCGCTGCACCGCTCCGGCGAGGCCTTCACCGGGCAGGTAGAGCACCTTCGTCTTGAGGGTTTTGCGGCCCTGCCAGCGCTTGCCGGTCGCGATGTGGCAGGCCATGTCGAGCGCGATGCTCGACTTGCCCATGCCGGGCGCGCCGATGATGCAACTCAGACCCCCGTGCTCGATCAGACCGTCGATCACGAACTCGGGCGGCGGCATCTCCCGCCAGTGGGAGAACGGGGCGATGCGCGGCACCCCGGCGTGGGCGGAGTCGAACACGTCGGGGTCCGATTCCTCGACCTCATCGGGGTACGGCGAGTCCTTGGCGACCTTGCCGAAATCGGCGGGCAGCGCATCCACGCTCAGGTCGACCGGCGCGGCCTGAGCAGCGGGTTCCGGCGCGGCGGCGACGGGTGAACTGGCAGTTTCCTCGGGCGCGGCGTTCGAGCCGACAAGATGCCCGTCGTCATCGTCCGCGTGCCACAGGGCACCCTCATCGTCCTCGGCCACGGTCTCGTCGCCGTACAGCGCAATCCATTCGTCGCAGGAGCAGAACCGCTGTGTCTCGCCGCAATGGACGCACGCACGATCGCCGGGGTAGCTCGCGACCGGCGTCCACTGATGGGTGCAGGCCTCCTGCTGAGCATCAGCGGCAGCCTCATCCTCGGTCTGGGCCTCGACGGGCGCGGGCATCTCGAAATCGCCGTCACCGGTCATCCCGTGATCGGGGTCGGGCTGGCGAGGCCTGATGTCGGGGTCGACCTCGGTGCCGGTCGGGGTGAGGTCGAGCGCGTCCATCGCCGTGCCGACCTTGCCGCCGAAGCTGGTCAGCGCGACCGCCTGCAGCTTGGAGATGGTCGAGGTGCCCTTGTCCTTGACCCACTGGTCGAACGGCTCCGCCGGGTTGTCGGTCCAGATGTGCAGCGGGGCGTTGACCTCGGTGTAGCGACCGGCGGTGCACCCTGCGCCATGAGCGGTCGCCGACTTGGGGCTGGCGTGCACGCCCGGCGCGGTCCACACCTCGCACCCGCACGAATCGGCGCGCGGAGCCGGTGTCCACCCGAGCGGTTCGAGGATGGCAGCCCACGGGGTCTGCTCAGCCCACTGGTCGATCGCGGTCGCCAACTCAGGATTGGAGGCCTCGGCGTTGCGCTCAGCGCGCTCGGCGCGGAGCGTCCCGGCCTCGATGATCTTGTCGGCCAGCCAGTCCGGCAACTCGTAGTCCCGACCGACCAACTCGTACGCGCCCTCGGGCCGGGTCGACGGCGGAATCAGCACGTACCGGCGGTCCCACAAGACAGCGAACCCGTCGTCTCCGCCCCACGTCATCGCACCGAGGTTGCGCGGGAGGACGGGCCACAGCCGGTCCGGCACGGTGAAGTAGAAATGCCCGCCGTCGGCGTGCGCCCACGTGCTCGGGTCGTCGGGGTCTGCACCTTCGCCGCGATGGCCGGGGGTGACGACGGTGGGCGGAGGCAGCGTGTCGTCGTCAGGGTCGAGGTCGTTCGCCTCGAACCAGCGCCGCACCTGACCGGCGGTGTCGCAGTCGATGACGACGAGACCGGACGCGCCGACCTCGACGGCGAGGTTGACCCCGACCGGCTCGGCCATGACGATCTCGCCCGCATCCTCCCGCTTCTTTGACCAGTTGACCTGCTGACCGTGGTCGCCGTCCGGCGTCACCTCCACCCACGTCGAGAACTGCTGCACGTACGCCTTGAGGTACCGGTCGAGCACGGTTTTCTCGTTGGTGGCGAGGGCGAGACCGGCTGCCGACTTGATCGTGGCCCAGTCGCGGCGACCGGCGTCCTTCGCGGCCTCCTGAGCGGCTTTGTCGTCGGCCCGGCGCTTGGCCGGGGTCCGCATGTCAGCGGGCACCTTGGAGTCGGGATAGATGAACAGCAGGTGCAGACCGATGTCCGCAGCTTGGCGGATGAACGCGCGCACGGCCTCATGGTCGCGGTTGTCGATACCGGAGCCGAGCACGGCCTGTAGAGGGGTGGAACCGAGCATGGGGGTGAATCCCTTCGTGGTTGTGGTTGGTGCTACAGATCGGGGTTGACGTCGTGGCGGGGGCGGGCGGCGATTCCTCCGCCGAGGGCGAGATACCCGACGCCATCGGTCCAGATGTCGGCGTGCTCGGGTGACTTGATCAGCCGGGCGACCTTGACCAGGGCCATGCAGATCGCGACTTGTTCGGGGGTGACGTCGTGGCCGAAGATCACGGCCCAGAGCGCGCCGGTCTCGCGGAAGTTGATCTCCGCGTCGCCGTAGACCGCGTTGCGGTCGTTGTTGACGAGATCGGCGGCGCGATTGCAGATGTCGCGGGCGCGGTCGCCGGTCGTCTCCTCGCGGAGCACGTAGTGGTAGCTCGGGTCGCCGGGAAACGGCAGGTTGTCGTCGTAGTCATGGGCGGGGTCGTATCCCATCACGGGTCTCCTCGGGGTAGCAGCGGCGTTGATCTCGCGCTCGAAAGCTCCGCAGGTGCAGGCGATGCCGTCGGGCCGGAGAAATTCACAGCTGGGGTTGTGCAGCGTATGCCTCATCGCTCAGACCTTGGCCCAGGCGTGGCCCATGTCGGCGCGGTCGGTGCGCAGGATCGGGACGCGCTGAGCCCAGTCGATCAGGAACGGCGGCGGAGTCATCATGATGCGCTGGACCTCCTCGGCGACGGCGGTGTCCACCACGACCTCATCGTGCATCGCGAGGTGCAGCGAGTCGCCGAGGCCTTGCCGCTCCATCTCGACAATCGTGTGCGCGAGCACGTCGTACGCCGACCCCTGAATGCAGTAGTTGACGGCCTTGTACTCGAACCCGGCGTCGATCGGGAGGATGCGCCCGGCGGCGGTGATCGTGACGCCGGTCTGCGTCGCGACGTCCATCACCCGACTCATCCACGCCTCGCACCGCTTCATCGCGTTGAACATCTGCCGCCTGATCTGCATCGCCGATTCCTCGGTGTGGTTGATCTTGCGGGCGAGGTTCGCGATTCCCAGACCGTACATCGTCGCCAGCAGCACGATCTTGGCGATGTCGCGCCCGGCCTTGGTCATCGGCAGGCCGCACGACCGCTGGATCGGCTCATAGAGATCATCACCGCGCTCGTAGCTCTCCACGAACTCGACGTCGCGGGCCATCGCCGCCATCGTCACCGGCTCGATCTGAGACCAGTCGATGGAGGTGAGGCCTTGCCCGTCGTCGCAGATGACGGGGCGCGCCTCCGCCGGGAACTGCTGCAACTCAGGCAGGCCGTAGCTCATCCGGCCCGTCGCGCTCGCGCCGAGCACCCCGACCTGCGGGTGGCAGCGCCCGGTGACCGAGGCCTGACGGTCCACCTTGTCGAGGTAGCCCATGACCTTCTCGATCGTGGCGAGCTTGCGCTGCGCGGCGGCGAGCGGATGGTCCAGACCGTCGAGGTTGGCCTTGTCGGATTTGAGCTTGCCGCGAGGGGTGCGCGGCCACGGGTCGGGCAGCTCGCCGCGCTCATGCAGGTACTCGACCAGCTTCGCGCCCTTCCCGGCTCCGCCTTCCAGCCCGTGCACCGCCAGCTCGGCGATAGCCAGGTTGCGCTCGACGTCGACCTGCTCGGCGTACCGATCGAGATATTCGCGGTCGACGTTCAGCCCGAGCGCGGAGCGCCGGAGCATGACGCGGTGGGTCGTCTCCTGCACCCCCAGTTGCGCCTGGGCCTCCGCCGGGGTGTTGGCACCGAACCCGGCGAACGAGTGATCCATCGCCCACTCGGTGCACATCCCGCGCAGCATCGGTTCCAGCTGCAGCGTGACCACGGTGTCGCCCATCGCGCCCTGCCGATAGATCGGCGAGCCGATGTCGAGGCCTTCGTACCCGGCCTGAATCGTTTTGTAGCCGGAGGCCTTGAACGCGCGCTCCATCCCGCCCTTGAAATCGCTGTAGCCGAGCACGCGGATAGCGAGCGCTTCCAGGTTCTTGCGGATCATCGTGTCCGGCAGCGAGAACCGGGCCAGCAGCAGCGTGTCCACGACGCGGTTGATCGTGTCGAGCGTGATCAGACCCGCGTGGTGCAGCGGCGGGATGTCGAACGGGGCGTTGTGCAGGATCAGGTGACTGGCCCGGCCCAGCAGCGCCTCCGCGATGTCGTGGTGGAGCCGGTCGCGGGCCGGGTCGAGCAGAATCGCCTCGCACCGCCCGTCCGACCGGTGCCACGCCGCCGTCAGGCAGTTGATCGTGAACGCATTGTCGAGGCCGGGGGTCTCGATGTCGATCGCGAGCGGAGCGTCCATCGGGAACCGCTCAGCTGCGCGCTGAGCTTCCAGGCCGGTGCTCAGGTACGAGCCAAGCACCGGGTCGAACGATCGGCGGTTGGGGACGCGAGGCACGGCAGTGGTGCCGAGGCGGGCGGCGTCGGAGTCGGTGAGCTTCATCGAGGGCCCTTGTCGGTGTCGTCGCCCAGAATGATGCCGGTCGGCTCGCCGTCGGCGGCGCGGTCCCGATCGAGCCACACCGCATAGGCCTCGTTCGCCTGCTCCGGTGTGATCACCCCGGCGTTGACGATCTCGCTCAGGGTGTCCCGGTCGAGCCACGACTGAAATTTCTCAGCCACCTGCAGCACCGGCCCGAGCACCGGCCCGTCGCCGTTGCGCGGGAGGACGTAGAGCGTGTCCCCGCGAAACAACTCGACCGCAGCCTTGAGCGCCGTCTCGCGGGACCAGGTGCCGCCGTGCATCGCGGGAATCGTGTACAACGGCAGCTGGCTCGCGTCGAACTCGTCGGACGCCGGTACCTCGCCCCACCGGATCACGGTCGCCGGGAACGTCACCCCGGCCTGGTCGATGGTCATCGGATCCCAGCCGCCGGGGCTGATCCACACGTCGATGCGCGGGGTGCCGTCGTCGTAGCGGTCCACCTCGCGGCGCACGAACGCGACGGCCTCACTGGTGTGATCGCCGGGGATGCGCAGCCAGGAGATGACGGTGCCGTCGGGCACGGTCTCAAGCTCGGCGGCGGAGGCGACGAACGCCGCGCTCATCGACGTGCGCCCGAGGTCGCGACGTCCACGTTCAGCTCGTAGGCCTTGAGGGCGTCGGCGACGGCGGCGGGCAGCTCGTCGCGATCGAACACGACGTACCCGGCCTCGCGGGTCCACCGGCGCTCGAACTCGCGGTGGCGGGTGACCTTCTCGGAGACCTCGCCGTTCTTGCGGCGGAGCGGGCCGCTGACCTTGACGTTGGTCAACTCGCCGTTCGTCCAATTGACGGTCGAGAACTCGGGCCGGAACGTCTCTCCCGTGCGGGTGTACGGGTCCCCGACGTCGGGCACGGTCTCGGGCCGGATGCCGAAGTAGGCCGTGTGGGTGACGATGGTCTCGTCGCCCTGAATCGCGCGCCGGGTCACGCGGGTGTTGGTGACGCTGCGAAGCCAGTCGATGTCGCGGGTGCCGGTGATCGGGTCAGTAGGCATGGTCGGGGTTCTCCTGTCGTGGTTGTGGTGAGGTCGAGGCTAGCTCTGGCGGTCGGGGATGTCTCCGAGATGAGTGGCGGGGTCGCCGTCGGCGAACGACGCGACCAGCTTGGCGGGACCGTGGCCGTTGGAGCCGGTCGTGCGCCAGACCCGAACGACGTCGCGCCCGCCCTCGTAGGAGATCGTGACCCGGCACCCGACGTCCCACCCCGAGGCGGAGGCGTCGAGGCCGGAGTTCTTGGAGCCGAGGCGGGACGCTTCGCCGCGCTGGCCTTGCACGGTGCCATAGAAGTGCGCCATCAGCGGATACCTCCCAGCGCCATCGACGCGCCCACGATGGTGAATTTGTCCTCGACGTTGATGCCGTGCCGCTCGTTGACGGCATCGACGTAGCGCCGCACCCAGTCGTACGAGACCATCGGCGGAGCCTCCCAGATCGGGACGTACCCGGCCTCGGTCTCGTTGACCAACGCCACGCCCATCACCTCATCGAAATACAGGCAGGTGCGCGCGTTGGGGTTGTCGTTGAGCCGGGCCAGGGTGAAAGCCTCGACCGTGCCGCAGCGGTCGCAGATGTAGCGGTCGGTGTAGCGGCTCAGCGCGTTGCGGACCTCGACGGGGTTGAGCGGCTTCGCGCACAGCGGGCAGCGCTGCTGCGGCGTGCTCATCGGGTCACCCGCAACCCGGCGTACACGTCGCCCTCGCCGGTGTTGGGGTCGACCACGACGTGGCACGGCCACAGGCCGACCAGCTTGCCGTGATCATCCCAGCAGCCCGGCGTCGCCGTCTCGGGACCGCAGACCCGGTTGCCCCTCGTCCGGCAGTCCCACGCCGGGTCGTCCTCCTCGGGGCCGATGCCGGTCACCATCTCGACGTACTCGGCGTAGTCGAACGAGCGCCCGGTGAAGGCGGTCGAGGTCGAGGCCTCGGCGGTTGTCACCTGGTGATCGCGCGGCTCCGCTACAGCGAGGCCCAGGGGCAGTCCGGCGGCGAGGCCGACGAACACGCCAGCCGCGAACATCACCGCGCGGTCGATAGTCGAAGGTTTCATCAGGTCAGAGCCTTTCAGGTCTCCCGGCGGGTCGGTCCCGCTCGGGTTAGTTTTTTATACCCGATAGACCCACTGGCCGTCTAGCCCGAGTTTCCCGACGTATGACGGTATTGTCCGGTACGGTGCCACCGCTGACCTCTTTGGGCCTGGTAGAGCGTCACAATAGCGCGGCTCAGATCGGGCGGCAGCAAACTCAGCACCCGGCCTATCTCCGAGGCCGGATTCCACGCGCCCAACGCAGCCTCGGTCGGAGCCTCGCCGGTCTCGCGGATCGACAGTTCCTCGATCAGCGCGCAGAACGGGCCGAAGTGGTTGGCGCTTTGCGGTCGGGCGCAGGCGTACCCGAGCGCGAATGCGAGCGCGGCGGTCGGGGTCTCCGATAGCGGGGTCGCCGGGCCGGACGGTGCGCCGAAGTCGGGCCGGACGGGAACGGGGCGGCGGTCGGGATTGTGGTCGTGGGTCATGCGCTGGACTCTACCCCGTCAGCGTCGGGTGACTGCCTCACGCGCGTGCGCGCGCGCGATCTTAGTGGTTCGCACCCCACGACGTCTATTAAGAATTATTCTTAGAATGCGACCCCTCGACTTTATTTTGAACAGGGGTATAGGATCGGCGGCGAGACTTGCCGGTCCATACCACCCCGCTATCGCGGTCCTGATCGGCAAGATTATTTTTTCTCTGGAGTCGCCCGAGAACCCCACTGGGACTACCCCGAGGGCGACGTCTGGGAGACCGCAGGCGCGTCTCGCTCGCGCCCGCCTCGCGGACAAGGCCGACGGGTGGGACGCGGATATGGGATAGCGCGCTAACCCGTAGTCAGATAGAGTCGAGGCATGACCACGAAACATGACGGGCGCGATCTGCCCTACACACTCGATGAAGCCGACGCGAATATCTCGGAGACGCTGAACCGTCCGGCGGGATTCGCCGAGACCGTCCAGAAGCTCGCCGACGTCAAGGCCGTCAGCAAGACGCTGAAGGATCGGCGCGAACAGGTCTGGAAGCAGGTCAAGGGCCTGTCCGACGGCAAGAACGTCCGCGCCGTGCGCAGCGGTGCGCCGGGCGGCGGGTGGGTGTTGCGCCCGATCACGTCGCCGAGGTCCGCGACCCGCAAGGCCTACAGCGCAGCGGTGAAGGCGGCGGAACCGGAGCTGTGGCGGCGGTGCCTCGTTCCGCGCCGGGTGATCACGGTGGCCGCGCCGAAGGACTACGAGAGCAGCGGACTCGACGTGAAGTTGCCCGCGCTGCCGAACCGGGGCGCGTCGCCGGAGGCGCTGATCAGGATGTACAAGTCCAAGCTCTACACCGATCAGCTGCGGGAACTCGGGCTGATGGAGGACGACGCGAAGCTGGCGCTCGACAAGATCGCGGCGGAGATCGGGTGGGAGGGCGAGCAGTACCGGTTCACCGACGGGTGGCGGGTGCAGCTGGTGCAGGAGACGTTTGACGGGGAGCGGCTGCGGCAGATCGACCCGGCGGCGTGGGACCGGCTGAGCGAGGTCGTGGAGACCGGCGGCGTCACCAAGCTCACCCTCAGCGAGTACGACAACGCGGTCGCGAACGGGTGGGTCGACTTGGATGAAATTGACGAGATCGACGGTGACTGAGCCGAGGCGGCGACGCTCCGCTGAGCGAAGTTCCACACCTTTTGGTTGCGGCCAGACCCAGGACGGTATACCTTGCTATCCATGACCACGAGAACCCCCGCGCGGCGTCCCGAGGCCTCGCGGCACCCGGCCCAGGGCACCCAGCTGATGCCTATCAAAGGCAGCCTTGAGCTGCGCAAACGTCTCAAGATCGCGGCGGCGGAGGACGGCTTGACCTATGCCGAGATGATCTGGGCGCTACTGGATATTCGCGAGGATCGGCGTGCCCGGCAGCGCCGAATGCAGCGGTCGCCGCTGCACCGCGTACCCGACCCGGTGATCGAGTTGTGAGCGCGTCGAGGCCGCTCGGCGGCTGCGTGTGCGGCGGAGACCTCCGAGGGTCGTGCCCGGTGCACGATCGCCCGCGAGGCGAGAAGCTAGAACGCAAAGATGACGATGACCGGCCCGCGATCGGGTTGACCGGCGAGGTTCGCCCGCCGGACGGTGAGCCGTGATCGCCCTCGGCACCCAGGTGCCTGAGCTGAGCGACGAGCACGCCGACGGCACGATCTGGGCCGACGTCGAGGGCGACATCTGGACCCCGTGCCCGTTCGGGTGGGTCGTGAGCCGACGGATGCCGTTCTCCATCGTCTCCGACCTCGCCCACCCCGGTCCCGTCTACGGGCCGTACACCGCCGTGCTCCACCCGACTGACCCCGGCCCGAGATGACGACCAGAGGAGGCGGCGTGAGCCGTACCGGCGGTCACTCGTCTGCACTCGATGCCTCTGACTTGCGGCGTCTCGGGATAATCCGTGCGCGTGTCGACAGGGCGACCGCTTGCCACTACCGCGACAGCGGCAGGATCATCGTCGTAGCCGACAAGAACGACTTTGAGGCGGCTGCGCTCGCGCTCGCGGAGCTGACCGCCTCATGTGCACCGGAGGAGGAGGAGGAGACGACGCCGTGACGGTCAGCGACGACGACATAGCCAACATGCTCAACGAGGAACTGTTCGCGCGCCGGACCAAGGCGCTGTTCCTCTCCAACGCGGGCGCGACCATCGCCAAGATCGCCGAGGAATGCGGGGTGTCGACCTCGACCGTCCGCAAGGATCTCGACATCGCCAAACGCCAGTACCTCGCCGATACCCCTGACCAGCGCCGGGCCGTGCAGATGTCCGTCATTCACGACATGCGCAAGGCGAACTACCCGGCGATGATGCGCGGGGACACCGACGCCGCCAACGTCATCCTCCGAGGTCTCAAGCAGGAGGCCAGCCTGTTCGGGTTGTTCCCGAAGGTGCTGGAAGTGCCGGGTATCGACTCCGTGAGCGCGGCGAACGAGGCCGCTGCGCTGATCGAACGCATCGCACAAATCGACCCCCAAGGACTCAGGGAGATCACCCGTGGACAAACACCGCTTGACGTCGACACCGTGGAAGATAACGACGAACCTCCCACGGGCTCAACACCTTTCGATGCTGCGCAACCTGCTGGGTATGTGGGGGAGACCGACGAACCAGCCGAGGCCGGAGACTCCGCCGGAGTACCTGGACCGGCTATCGACCCCGACGGCGATGACGACTGGTCCAATATCGGCGGCTGAGCCGGAGCCTCGCGTCACCCACAGCTGCGATCTGGTCGAGCGGCACAGGATCACCCTGCCCGCCGGAGCGACCGGCGATAACGTCGCCGTCGCCCGGCTCCACGCGGAGGCCTATGCCCGAGCGCGGGGGTTTGAGCTGAGTGCCGGGTCGATCGGCGTCGTCAGCCGCAGGGGCAAGGCCGGTGATGAGTTCATCGGGGTCACGTTCGACGTCACGGTCGGCAAGGGCGACATCGCCCTCGACCAGTCGACGCCGGGCGTGCTCGATCGGTGGACGTGGAGCGGGGGCGCGGTGCAGTGGTGGCGTCGCGTGCTGAACAACGGCGACGGTCGCCAAGGCAGAGTCCTCGCCCGGCGCGATGATCTGGACCGGGGTCGCCGGGTCGTGCCCGGCCCGTGGCGCGGAGCGCAGGCGCTGAACGGCTTCGATCAGGCTTCCCAGACCGGCCATCCGACCGTCGCCGACGACCGGGTACCGCCGTGGATGAAGCACAGCGAGACCCCGACGTGGGAAGGCGGCTCCGCCGGTCCCCACACCGAGGCCTGCGACGGCGAGCCTCACCCCGGCCAGTCGTGCCCCGTCGACTATCCCTGATGGGCAAGGTCAAGAACCCTCGCCGGGCACGGGAGACGGTGAACTGGCGGGTGTATGCGGCTGGGCCGACGAAGGCCTTGGCCGTCGAGCCGGGCGGCGACCATGAGTGGGTGTTCGAGGGGTCGGAGTCGACGTTGGACGACGCGATCGAGTTCGCTGCCTCCCGACTGCGCGATGAGTGAGTTATTCTCTGCGCTGTGGGTGGATGGCGACCAGATGAGATGCTGGTACCGGCGTTGCTGGCGGGGTCACCGACGACGATGGATGACCTTGACGGGTGCGACCGGGTGTGGGCCGTCGTGGTGATGACCGATGATGAGGACATGACCGCCGAGGCCATCGCTGAGCGACTAGGCTGCTCGCTCCGGCTGGTCCGCACGATCCTCGCCGACCCGGCGACCGTGCTGATGCGGATGTACCGGGCGGAGGCGGAGACATTCGAGCGTGAGTTGGGCATGGCCTCCGGCGAGGTCGCCCGCCTCAACTCGGCGCTGATGACGGTGACGGGTGAGCGGGACCGGATGCAGGTCCAGCGCGACCGCCTGCTGCAGGTGAGCCTCGCCGAGCGGGCCGGGGAGACCCACAGCTGCGGCTGTCTCGTCTCCCGCTACAACACCTACGTCTCCCCCAGTGGGAAGATGGGCTGCCGCGAGCATCGACGTCTCGCCGTCGCCCGGCACCGTGCACGTTCCAAGCTCAGCGCGTAGCCTCGACCGCATGGGCAAGCGGGGTACTCGCTCCGGCCTCCGGCGAGGCCGGGCCAAGGTCGCCCGACCGGGACACGGCGGGCCATCCCTTCACAGCGCTACAGGCAACGTCGGCGCATTCTCGGCCCGCTCCGGCGGAGGTCGCGGCGGAGGCGGCTATCGAGGGTTCAAGTCCAAGAAACAGTGGCGCTGGGCCTACGCGACGCATCAGCCGTGGGCGCGAAAGAAGGCTCACGAAACCAAGGGCGGCAAGATCACCCGCTACCGTCGACTGCCCGCCTCCAAGCACTCCGGCCACAAGGGATCTCGCGTCCCCAAGGCCTAACGCCACCCCGGCGCGATCTCGGCGAGCGCGGCGGCTCCGAGCGTGCACCCGTCGAGATGGTCGAGGAGGTAGTGGGCCTTGCACTCGCGGCACATGTCATCGTCCCCGTACGGGGATTTCGCGCGGATTAACTCGGTCGTCCGGCGCTGGCCCTGTCTCCCGCTGCACGGGCAGCAGTGTGGGCGGATGTTGTTGCGGGTGTAGCGCCCGCCGAACTCGCCCGCAATGATCCTGTCCACGATCATCGTCTTGTCGTTGACCATCGCCCCGCACTCCCAGCACGCGACCTTCTCGCCGTCGCCGCCGAACCCCGAGGCCGGACTCAGCAGCCACGCGCGCCTCGCCCGGCGATCGTATGAACTGCCGCGTTCGTTGGAGTTGCAGCGTCCCGCCCTGCTGCTCATCGGGCCGGACGTCCGCACCGTGCGCAGACCTCGACCGCTCGCCCGGCCCGAACAATCGTCATCGTCGTCAAGTGACGGCACGGGGCGTGCGGCGCGCTCACCGGATGGCCTCGCCGTCCCAGCAGGCATCATGCAACATCTCGGGCCGGATCGTGCCGAACGCCAGCCACCACAGGCACGGCTGAATATCGACCAGCTTGACGTCGAGGTGGGACGTGCGTCGAGCTTTAGCGCTGATCACGCGATCGTCGCCCTTCATAGACCGAACTCCTCCTCGTACATCGGCAAGAACTCGCTCGCCGGGCGCGGTCGCCCGGCCTCGACAGCGACGTCAAACATCCCCCGCAGGTGTTCGAGGTAGTGGACGTGCGGCGACCGCTCGAATCCGGCGTCCGGTGCTTCCACGATGCGGTGCACGATCTTGCGGCGCTGCTTCGCGACGTCCATGCCGCGCTCGATGCTGATCACCACGCCTCCTCGCACGCCACCTCGGGCCGGTGCACCAGATAGCACCGATTACACAACACCTCGCGCGGACCGACCGTGAACTCAGCGAGATTCAGCGCGTCGGCGGTGCCCGGTCCGCGCCCGTCGGGCCACTCCTCGATCGGCTCCGGCCTCGGTCCGCAATCAACCCCCGGCAGGCACGCCCGGCACCCCGTCGTGGCGGAGTGGGCGCGGTGTCCGCATCGTCGGCACGGCACCCGGTAGTCGAACGTCACCGCCCGTCGCCGTTCGGGACGACGACCGGCCCGTGTGTCGGGCAGCGGAGCCGTCCGGCCTGCTCGCAGTCGAGGCACTTGCCCGTCTGAACAGCGTTGTGGGCCTCGACGGCGGCAGCTAGCCGCTCGATCGCGGAGATGGCGCGCTCGGCGGTTTCCTGCCAGCTGGCCGGGTTGCCTCCGGCAATCATGTCGAACAGTGACATCAGATGACCTCCGACCCGTTGTGATCCTCGACCCTGGCGGTGTTGACCCATCCGCCCTTGGGAGCCTTCGGCCCGCCGGTGCGGGTCGCGACGACGACGTGGTTGTGCCCCAGCCGGAACACGCCGCCCTTCCATGCCGGTTCCACCAGCAGGAACTCCGGCCTCGCGCCCCGGCTCAGGGCGACCTTGCCGACGCGCTCGGTGCGGGTCGCCCCGTCGAGCACCCGCACGTCGACCGCAGCCTTGTAGGCGGCAGCGATCGAGGGGTGCGTGTCCTCGATCAGCGTGAGGTCGAGCGCGTCGCCGTGCTGTGTGCGCAGCCGTGCCGCGATCTCGATCAGGGTCGGGTTCGGCGTGTCGGTCATGTGATCGGTGCTCCCTTCGAGGTGATCTGCAGTCCGTTGCGGCGCAGGTTGGCGATGTCGTTCTTGCGGCTCCGGTACTCGCTCGGCGTCCCGGCGATCGTGCCGATGAGGCGACCGTCGAGATAGACCTTGTAGTGCCCAGTGCGGCTCCGGCATGGCTTGAGTTCACCGCCTGCCGCCTCGATCGCGGCGAGTAGCGCCCGCGTGTCGCGATCGGAGGTTCGATTGCTGGCTCGCTTGGAGCCGGGTTGGGGTCCGCTGCAGACCACCGTCACCACCACATTTCGCCGTCGTGGAGGACGACGGTGAACTGGTCGCCGTCGCTCGCGGAGTCGATCGCAGCACACACGTCGCGCCGGTCGACCGGCGCGAGCCGAGCGACCAGCGTCGTGCTCGACAGTTGGATAGATGCGTGGTTGCCGGTCGAGACATTCACCGCTTCCAGCACGCGGTACGTCTTGGCGGCGACGTAGGTGCGAGCGGTGATGACTTTGTAGGCCTGTCCGCGCTCGACCGCTCCCAGCATCACCCCTCGGTACACGTCCCCCGGCTGCAACTCAGCTGCCTCGATCACCGTGCTCATATCGGTCCCCTTCCGGCGGGTCGGTCCCGCCTCATGTCTCTTAACTTACCCGACGTCGTCGGGCTAGTCTAGGTCTACTTTTGTGTCACGATCCGGCGCGGCTCGCGCTGCAGATGCTCATCGAGCTGCCCGACGAGAGACGGGCGCGGAGGCCGGGCCGGAGCCGCGTGGACGCGGACCTTGCCGTCCTTGCGGACGGCGCGCGGCGTGAGGCAGATCGGGCACAGCTGCTCCGTGACGTACCGCTCGCGATCGGCCCACCTCCGCCGGGACATCAGCGGAGGTGAGCCAGACCCGAGGCACTTCACCGACCCGCACTCCACGCCGCCGGGAGGAACCCGCCCCGGTCGATCCATTCGTGCAGCGCCAAGATCAGCTCGGCGAGCCGGACTGCTTGGGCGTCGTGATCCTCGGCGAACTGCACGATGCCGCGCGCGAGTCCCAGCGTCTCGGCCAGGTTGGCGTCGGGGTCCATCAGGAGACCTCGACCCAACGCATCACGACCCGCAACGCGGCGTCGTAACTGTCGGCGTCGATGATCTCGTTGACGAACTCGCGCGCCTGGTCGCGGGTCGCTCCGCCGGAGAGCAGCGCCCGCTGGACCCGACCGATGATCAGGAACACGTTGCCGTCGTCGCCGGTCAGCTTCACGTGGACGTCAGGGAACTTCGGCCCGGTCGTCTCCGGCTCGGTGGCCGGAGCGGTGTCGTTTGCCATGCTGTAGTGCCTCCTCCCGCCCGATCGGCGGAGTTGTAGGGGTTTGTGTGCGCGTTGGCCGGACGCGCCCCCGGTCGTGCTCTAGTGCCGCTCGAACGGGCTGCCGTAGCGCCCGCCGGAGCCGCCTGCCCCGAGCGGCGAGACGTACCCGCCCGACGCGTACCGTGCCCCGGTCAAGACGGCCACGACGCTCGGCTCCGCCGGGTCGGACGTGCCCAGCACCCGGCCATAGTCGCCCATCTCCTCGGCGACCGGCGGCTCCACGCCCTCGGGCAGCAGGTTCTCCGCATCGACCAGCGACCGGAGTGTTGCCCAGATGGCCTCGCCGACGAACTGCAACAGGCCGGGCCAGTTGAAACGGCGACCGTCCTGCCCCGTCACGGCCCAGCGGACGCTGCGACCCTCGCGCCACCCGACGGCGGCGTAGGCGTACTCGCGACCGTTGAGGTACCGCTGGAACGCGACGACCGGGTTCTCGCCCTGCGCCACGCGCGGCATCTTGGGCTTGCGCGCCTCCTCTTCGGCGACCGCCTGTTCAGCGGCCTGCCTCGTCAGCTCATCGGCGACGGCGCGTGCCCTTGCGGCCTCGGCGCGGAGCTGTGCGGCGGAGACCGGCTCGACGCTCTTGACGTTGGTGGCCTTCTCGCCCTCGGATTCACTCATGGTTTTGATCCTCTCAGTGGTTGTGATTTGTTGGGTTGTGGGAGGGGTCCGGCGAGGGCGCACGGGCGGAGCACACCCACCTCGCCGGACCCCGGTCTGTTATCCGCGCGGGACGACGTACACGCCCCACCGGACCCGCCGTACCAGCGTCGGTTGGCTCCGGTGCAGGTCGGCGAGGCGGCTGTTGACGACGTTGGCAGGCAGGTCCATCTCCTCCGCAACGGCGGTGTAGTGCGCCCCGTCGTCGTGCTTCACCAGGACGTCATAGACCTCGCGCTGCTTGCGAGTGAGCACGGACGGGTCGCCGGGCGTGAAGGCGGCGGGCCGACCGTACGTGTCGAATGCCGATAGCAGCGCAGCCGCCTCGTACGGGTCATCGCCCGGCTCGATCTCGACCGTCACCTCACCTTTCGTGATCTTCACGCGCTCGCCCCAACCATCGGACCCCACCGGAGCACCTGATCCGTCGTCAGCGGCAGAGCCTTGCGCAGCCCGGCGTACGCGTCCGACTTGATCTTGTGCACGTCGGCGGAGGTCAGCGTGCGGTTGGCGCGCCGGGACGCGGCGTTGCCGCCCTTGCCGAACACGGGCATGAAGTGGTCGGCGTACTCGGTGACCGCGTTGTAGGCGGCGTAGGCCGTGCCCGCGAACGGGGTGATCGAGGGCGAGTGACGCATGACCTCCATGACCTGAGTGACGCGCTCGACGCGAGCGTTGCGGGCCTTCTCGGAGTCGGCCTTGTTCACGCCGAACACGTCGTTGAACACCGCCCTCACCCACGCCTCCTCGCGATCGACCTGCAGCGACTCCATCCCGCTCGCGTACACCTCGGTGTACTTGAACGTCAGCCCCAGCAGCCTCCGCACCTCAGCCAGCTTCGCCGCCGACGCGCCGACGTGACGCAGGGCGACCGAGCTGACGGCCTCCGCCTCGGCGATGCGCTGCGTGTTGGCGCAGACGATGCGGACCGGGGAGATGATGGCGCGGAGCGACCCCTGGCCGTCGTGGTGATTGATCACGGCCAGATAGACCTCGGTCGTGTCGCGGAACCCGTCGGAGCCGGTGAACTCGACGTGAGTCGGCATCAACATCGTCACGAACGTCCGTCGCCCGCCGTCGAGCGCGCCGATGGTCTGGATATGTGCGCCGGACTGGTCCGTGATGGCGTAGAGGAGGTCGGTGGTCTCCTCGTTCTGGATCGGCTGCCAGCGGTCGCCGACGACGGCCAGCGCCTCCGGCATGAGCGTGACCGGGTTGGTCCGCAGGACCGTCCACTGGCCGGGCGCGTTGATCTCGGTCGTCCCGCCGAGACCGTCGTCAACGATCTGGGCGTGCTCGACCTTGCGAACGTTCCAGTCGTTCATGTTCGCCGCTTCCAGCGCCTCCGCCGGGGCCATCTCATGGCCGACCTGCTGCCCGAGTTGATGCCATGCATCGTTGCGGCTATCGGCGAAGCTGTAGCGACCGGCGGTTCTGTCGATCTCATGTCCCATGATCTTGTCTCCGTTCGAGTTGGGTTGTGGGTTAGGACTGGGTGCCGTCGTGCGGGGTGTTGTCGTCGCCGTTGGACACGCCGTCTCCGTCGTCGTCCTTGGCTCCCCAGCCACCTCCTCCGCCGTGGGAGTTGATGGCGATGTCCTTGCATTCGGCCTTGTGGCCGGTGCGGTAGGCCATGTTCGAGCTACACAAGACGTCGTCCTGCGGTCCTGCGACGGCGGGCGATGCGAGGGCGAAACCTCCGGCGATGAGCGAGGCTCCGAGCGCGGCAGTGAGGGTGATCTTCATGGTCGTTCCTTCCAGTGGTTGTGTTGGGTTTGTGCGTTGGCCGGACGCACCCCCGGTCGTTCTACTTGGGGAGATCGGTGCCCTGAGTCGCGTCGGCTGCCCAGAGGGTCAGGTTCACGATGTCGGCACCGTCGGTGCTGTCGAGGTCGATGACCGCGACGCGGCTGGTCTCATCGCCGCCGACGGTCCCAGCTGCCCAGGTCTCGTGAATGTCGGTCCAGGTGATCTGGCCGTGCATATGCTGAGCCGAGAGCATCGAGTCGAGGATGGAGTAGCCGTCCTCCTCGTTCGAGGTGGCCCAGCCGGTGACGATTGCGGTGCGAACGGTCATTTTTGCCTCTCTCGGCGGGGTCGGTCCCGCCTCCAACAAGACTGATATTACCCGACGTCGGCGGGAAAGTCTATAGCTTTCTAGCTGGGATTATGACAATCTTCCGAGCCGGGAATCACGGTAGCGACCAGATTGCTGCGCCGACCGGGATAGTCAGGACCGAGGTGAGCATGATCGTCGCCCCGACCCACTCGCGAGCGGAGCCGTGTTCGGCCCGGCTGAGTACGGACATGCCCAAAAGCACGCCGGAGATGCCCACTAGGGCGATGAACAGGACGCTCACGGGGTCTCCTTGCGGATCACGTCGGCGATCGGGTCGCCGAACATCTCGGATTGTTCTTCGTAGCTGAGCGGGCCGACCACCTCCGCGACCGCATCGGCCTCGATCTGGTTGCGCCGGGCGAGACGTCGCTGTTGCTCGACGTGGTGTTGGTCAATGGCCTCGCGAGCCTCGGCTACCTGCGCGGCCATATCGGCGCGGATGATCGCGTCCCACAAGGTCAGCGGCTCCGGCGTCGGGCGCGGAGCGACCAGGTTGTGTGCCCACGCGATGTGCGAGGCATCCTCGGCATCACGGACGCGGCGGCGAGCCTTGCGACCGAACCACCCGCACGCGGGGCAGCGGAATCGACGGCACTTCACGGGACAATCACCTCAATCTCTCGGCGGAACAGGCACAGTCGTCGCCCTCGGGCGAACGTGATGCAGAACAGCGGCTCGCGCTCACCGTTCATGATCGAGGAGACGTGACCGCGCCGGGTACCGCTCACGATCACGGCGTCGCCGATGACCGGCGTCACCTCGGGGTCCGCAGCGCGGGCGCTCGCCGCGTCGCCGCAGACGGTCTGAGCCTGCCTCTTGGTCGGATAGTGGGTGGGGTCGACCCCCGGCCCGTCGGCGAACCATCCGTGCCGGTGCCCGTGGTGCTCGACCACGAACGGGCCGGACTCATACCGCGCCGGGTCGGCGGTCTCGCGGTGCCATTTCATGCGGGTTCTCCTGTCAACAGGCGCGAGGCCTCGGGAAAGTAGAACGCGGCGGAGCCGCCGCATCCACACAACCGCCGGGCTGCGGTGTGCTTGTCTGGGCAGCAGGCGTTGGCGTCGTACTCGGCCCACCACTCCGCCCACGTCATCGCCTCCTCGAATACCTCGGCGAGGTTGGGCTGGTCCAGATCGGTATCGGTGATCATGTCGGTCTCCTGGTCGATTGTCGGGACGGGGTGGAGAGCGGGGCGGAGTCGAGACCCCGCCCCGCGTCGGATCACCGGGTGTGCGAGATGTAGCTGAGCCACCGATCGAGGTTGTCCTGCGCGTCGGCGGTGCTCATGCCCTCGGGCGCGGTGATCGAACCGTCGGCCCAGGCTTCCAGGATGACCTTGTGGATCTGGTCGCCGAGCAGCTGCTTGAGCTTGAGCGGCGACGGGGCGGAGGCCTTCGCGACGACCGGCTCAGCAGCCTCGATCTCCTCGGCAGCCTCGGCCCGGCGGGCGATCTCCGCGTCCACGGCGGCGTCGACCGTCATCAGTTCCTCGACCGGGGCGGGTGCCTCGGCCTCGGTCTCGACCGGATCAGCGCCGGGTGCCTCCGCTGCGATCTCGATCGGCAGAGCGACCGTCTTGGACGCGTTCTTGGCCGCGACCAACTCGGTGAATGCGCTGGCGGGAATCTCGCCCCAGCCGTCGATCTCCGGCGTCCAGTCTCCGAGCTTGCCCTTGATCGCGGTTGGGAGCACCGGGTAGACCGTCGCGCCCGGCCCGAACTGGCGACCTTGCGCGGCCTTGTAGGCGCTGGCGAAACTCTTGTGCCAGGTGACGCCGTCCACGGTCGCGACGTAGGGCATGGTCCCGCTGGTGCGGGTGACAGGCGCATCCTCGGTGCCGGGAATCTGTGCGGTGAACTCGATCTTTGCGGCCATTTTTGCCTTTCTCGGCGGGTCGGTCCCGCCTCCAACAAAGATGATATTACCCGACTTCGGAGTGAAAGTCTATAGCCTCAGAGCTGGGCGTATGGGTTATCCTGCGGTT